CGACAGGTAACTGCGGTGCATCCTCTGCGACAGGTTACAAAGGTGCATCCTCTGCCAATGATTCCGAGAGTGTTGCGGTTGCATGGGGATACAAAGGAAAAGCAATGGGTGTTCTTGGTTCTCATATTGTACTTGCAGAGTGGAAATACATCGGCAAAGAAGATGATGATAGATACGACAGATCAGAGCAGAAAGCATGGGAGTTTCTTGGTGCAAAGATGTTTCGGGTAGACGGTGAAAAAGTGAAGCCGGATACATGGTACAGATTGGAAAATGGTGAACTTGTGGAGGTGAAAAATGAAGATTAAGAAAGAGACAGTCATTTCTGTTCTGACAACAAGAGGAGAAACAATCAATGCCGGTGACACCGTGATATTCAATTTTGATGACAAGTGTTGCGTGGGTGTGTACCTGGGACTTTCAGACCGTGGAGCCTTGAAATTCAAAGGCAAAATTGCTGATACGGATGTGACATTTCATGTGATGCCTAGAAGCATCAAGGAGATTTACAAAGCTGATGTGACAGTGCATCAGGGAGTTGCAAGTGGATTTATGAATGAGCCGGAAAGTGAGGAAGAATAATATGGAAAAAAGTAAATTTAAGGTTGGAGATATAATAAAAGTAAAAAAGAATGCTGCTATACTCAATATAAGAACTTTGGGGGAATGCGGAACAGTCAAAAAACTCTTGACGGATAATTACTATTCGGTTGAGTTTGACAAATTTGTAGGCGGTCATGATTGCAAAGGATTCGCCAAATATGGGTACGGATGGAATTGCGCAGAAGATGCGCTTGATTTAGTGAAACATCAGAATGAAACCATTGTCATCTACCGCAAGGACAACAAAGTAGTTGCACTGGACAAGTCCACTGGCGAGAAAGCAGAAGCAAAATGCAATCCGGCTGATGAATTTGATTTCCGTACTGGTGCTAAGTTGGCTTTTAATCGACTGATGGGCGAAGACGTGAAGCCTGATAACGGTGTACGGGAGGTGAAGAGGAAAGCTAAGGTAGGTGAGTACGTCAAAATTGTGGATGCGAAACCTTATCTTATTCCCTATAAAAACGGAGATATATTTAAGGTTATTTCTACATGTAAATCTGGAGTTGAAATTGAGAAAGATGGAACACCAGTTACAGCGGCATGGCACAGAGAGTACGTTGTCCTTGAAAACTACAAACCGGAAGAAAAAGCGCAGGAACATAATGACAGCGAAATCCATGTCGGTGACATGATAGAGGTAACACGAAGCGGTGGTTGTTATTCAACGTACGATACATGGAGTGGACTTGGAAGCTATAGGCAAAATTTTGTTAAGGGAGTTTCTGTTGAAGACGGAATGGTTGCAAAGGTTTTGAACATTGCGAAGCATGACAGGATGCATAATTTTCGCCTTGCACTTATTCAGAATCCCAAAACAAGCCAGGTATTCATCATCAAAATTGACGGCATCAAAAAAGTAGAAAGGTAGGTTACAGTATGGCAGACGAAAAGAAGCAGGAAAACACAGGAATTGTGGAATACGAATCAAATGGGGAAATTGTAAAAATTTCCTCAACAACGGTAAGAAAGTACCTTGTAAGCGGTGGTGGAAACGTATCGGATCAGGAAGTAATGATGTTTTTGTCTCTTTGCAGATATCAGCATCTTAATCCTTTTTTGAAAGAAGCATATCTAATTAAGTTTGGAGACAATGATCCTGCTACGATTGTTACCGGAAAAGATGTTTTTACAAAAAGAGCCGATGCAAATCCGAATTATGCAGGAAAAAAAGCAGGAATTATTGTTCAGAAGAAAGATGGTTCCGTTGAAGAAAGAGAAGGATCTTTTGTCCTTAAGGACGAATCTATTGTAGGAGGTTGGGCTAAAGTGTTTATTAAAGGAAGAGAGACACCGGAGTACCAATCAGTATCTTTCGATGAATATGTTGGAAGAAAAAAAGATGGAACAATCAACGGTCAATGGTCTAAAAAGCCTGCAACAATGATAAGAAAAGTTGCTGTTGTACAGGCATTAAGAGAAGCTTTTCCGGATAAATTCCAAGGTTTGTATGCACAGGAAGAATTTCCTGATGTTTCCGATGTGAAACTTGATGTGGAAAAAGTTGTGGCAGAAGAGGTACAGGCAAATGCAAACACTATCGAGTTTCCTGACGCAACATTTGAAGAAGTACCGCAGACCGCAGAGACGGACATTGCCAGCGCAGAGACACCGGATTGCTTTAAGTAGAGGTTGAATAATATGTATACAGATATGTATAGAGTTTTAAAAGAAGGACAGTGTGGAGATTTCCGAATTGAAAAATTTGAAATAACTCCTAATAATTTGTATGCGGTTATTCATGGAATTAGTGTTGGAAAATATGTACGTCTTTTACATAAAAATGAAGTTGTAATGTCTGACACATATATGGAAAAGCGTACAAATTCCAAATTTGTCATAAACGCTCATGGCAATGTTCTTATTGGTGGTCTTGGAATTGGAATGATTCTTTTGGCAATACAAGATAAAAGTAATGTTGAAAGGATTATTGTTGTTGAGAAATCAGAAGAAGTTATAGCTTTAGTAAAAGATCAACTTCCATTGAATAATAAGGTTGAAATTGTAAATGAAGATGTATGGGAATATATGCCATCTTGTAAATTTAATACTATTTATATGGATATATGGAACTATATAAATACAGATGTTTACAAAGATTCTATGAAGCCACTGATTTCAAAATATAGAAAATATCTTGTATCAAAGGAAGAGGACGAAGAAAGATTTATTGATTGTTGGTGCCGTTTGGAAGCAAAGAAAGGAAAAGCAATATGAAGCTAAAATGTTTAGGTTCCGGTTCTTCCGGTAACTGCTATCTTCTAACGGCAGATAACGGTGAAACGCTTTTACTGGATGCAGGACTTCCCATCATGGACATAAAACGTGGTCTTAACTGGGATATAAAGTGTGTTGTGGGTGCGATATGCACCCACACGCACAAAGACCACTCATTATCCGTATCAGACCTTGAACACATGGGAATACCAGTATTTAAGCCATATGAAAGTTTAGAACCTATGGAAATAGGGTTTACTGGTGGAAAAATAATGGCATTTGATCTTACGACACTGGATGGTAAGTGGACACATACCAACGCTGATGGTTCAGAATGCCCTTGTTATGGATTCCTGATTACTCACCCGGAAATGGGGAAATTGCTTTATGTAACTGACACGGAATTTGTTAAGTGGCGGTTCCATGAATTAAACCACATCCTTATTTCATGTAACTATCAGAAGAAGTACATTACAGAGGATTCCAACGATGCTAAGAAATCCCATGTGTACCGTGGTCATATGGAACTGGAAACGGTAAAAGAATTTGTCATTGCGAACAAATCAGATGACCTGCAGAACGTCATATTGTGCCATTTAAGCCGTGATAATTCTGATGCCAAAGAATGTGTCGCAGAGGTAAAAAAGATTGCTCCATTGGCGAATGTGGACTATGCGGCAGCAGGCAAGGAATGGATTTTACGGAATGGAAAGGAGTGTCCGTTTTGAGTGACTGGAAGAAGATATACGCTAAAAAAGCAGAAGCAGTGAAACGCATCAAAAAAACTTGCCCTACAATACCTAACGATAGTGGAATCTATCTTTTTTACAGAACGGACGAAGCAGGAATAAAAAGGGGATACTGCGGACAGGCAGTTGCCTTGTGTGACAGGTGCGCTTCTCATTTGCTTGAATATGATCATATAGCACTTAGCCTTAAAAAACACGGACTTTGTACAGAAGATAATCCGTCCGGTTGGAATATTTGGTATCACTTAGTTGATAAAGAACATTTAGATGAAGAGGAAGTAAAGTACATTAAAATGTTTGGTGACCAAGGAATACAAATGTACAACATTACAGCAGGAAGTCAAGGACAAGGGAAAATGGTAACTGGTGTAATGAAGCCTGGAAAAGGTTACCGTGATGGACTGGCACAAGGCAGAATCAATCTTGCAAGGGAACTATCGAACATTGCAGATAAACATTTGGTCATCAGTTTGAAGCCTGAGAAGCAGAACAATTCAGTTTCACAGAAACAGTATCAGAAGTTTATGGAACTTTTGCATGGAGAAAAGGACGGTATTAGTGATGAGGAGAGTTGATAAAAGCAAAAAAGCCAACATCAGATGTATTAATTGTAAGTTTTTTGGAAAGCGAGTTATTGATAGTGGTTTCTGCAAATTGCATGAAAAAAGCAAGAACTACTGGAATTGCTGCAAGAGTTTTGAATGGTCGGAAGATATAGAGGATAAGAACAATGGTTAAATACGAAGATGAATGCTGCGGATGTGCTGCTGGAAATTATCCTTGCCCTGGCTCTGCTTGTCCTAACCGCCATGTGAAGCATCTGTACTGCGATAAATGCGGCGAGGATGTTGAAAGACTTTATGAATTTGACGGAAAGGAATTGTGTGGTGACTGTGTTCTGAAACAAATGGAGGTTATTGAATGATAGTAAAAATAGGAAGAAATCATTTTGACATAACAGAAGACGATATTGTCCTTTTTAACGGCGCAATATGGCAACTTATTAGCCAAAGGATAGCTAAAGGCTGGAACCATTATGTTCCAGTCATTGGGAAAACTAAAGCTGAGAAATGGAAAAAAGCAGGTGCGATTTACCTTGTAAAAGAAACTGGGTTATATAAAACCGAGAGCGGAAAGCAGATGGGGTTGTGGTATTACAAGTTCAACATCGAAAAACTGAAAGAGGTTGAACAATAACCTTGAAAATCACAGAACTTGGAGGTGATACAAAAAATGCCAAAACGATATGACAATCCGCAGGAAATTTTGAAAATCATGCGGCAGACAGAACTTTTGAAGCAGTCTGCAGAGAGAAGTCCATTCACCGGAATACTGACACTGTTCTGCTATACCTTGTGGAAAGACTATAAGTACTCACAGACGAGACTTTCCGACTTCTGCGGTAAATTCACAGAGTACAACGAAAAGTACGAGAATGAGCCTTATACGGAGTTACAGAGCAAGCTTAACGATTTTGCAGACTGGACGATTGAGTACAAGGAATTTACCGAAGCTGATTATCCACATTACAAGTCGGTTGTAGCGCAGAAATGCATCCAGGAACAGGTCAGATGTAACAACCTTATAAATGAGTTGTCCACAAGGTACATCCTATATGGAATGGTAATTCTTATGGAAGATGGATTCGGAAAGAAGAAGCTGACGAATTTCAAGGATAAGTTTTCTGACCACATGGACAAAGCCGGAGACAAGTGCAACGGAAAGAATTTCATGGACTTGTGGAGAGAACTGGTGGAAAACACCGGGATCTATATTGAGAAGCCTATTTTTGAGTAAGGAGTTCTAAATGGCAGAAAAAAGAATGTTCAGTACAAAAATAGTTGAGAGTGATGCTTTTTTGGATATTCCTGCTACGGCTCAAATGCTTTATTTCCACATATGTATGAACGCTGACGATGACGGATTTGTGAACAACCCACGGAAAATCATAAAGATGTGCGGTGCTTCTGATGATGATTTGAAAGCATTGATAGACAATAGATTCCTTTTATCTTTCGATAGTGGAGTTTTGTTGGTAAAACACTGGCGCATTCACAACTACATTCCACCGGATCGTTACAAGCCGTCATGCTATGTGGATGAAAAAGGAAAAGTCGGCTTAAAGCTAAACGGAGCATACACCACAGATCCTAAAAAGATGGTTTCCCCAGTAGAGGGAAATCCGAAAAAGAGTTGTTACGACAAAGAAATCAAACTTGATAAGAGGTGATATAAATGCAGATGACAGGTTATGAATTGTTGGCGAATTATGAAAAAGCAGAGGATAAAGATAAGCAGATTCAGATTCTTGCGGATTTGAACCACGTTCCGGTTGACATGGTGTGTTTTGTGATTGACAACAGCGAGAAATTCGATGTTTCAGAGACACCATTGTCCGCAGAAGAATTTGCAAAGTGGTGTGAGACGGAACTTGACCGTGTGGATGCTAATATCCATGCACAGGAAAAATATTACAGAGAAATTTGCAATGTATACAGAATCGCAAGTACATACGGAAAAAGGAGTGTAGCTGTATGAGAGAGGGAACAGGAAACTTTCAGAACGGTGACTTACTCTACATGGCTACACATCCGGTTGCTGATGCTATTAGAATCGGACGCACGAAGCCGTATGACTGCAGCTATCCAGTGATGGAGAGCAAGCCGAGGATTCCGGAAAGGAGCAAGTATGGAGAGACTGACAACCAATAAGAATGTATCAGAAATGGGAATGTTTAAACTGGCACTTAATTGTTGTTACATAACACAGGACGGAAATACCAGATATAGAGATTATGCAAAAGATATTGATGCGAGAGATTTCGCAAGAGTTATTACGGAAAATTTTGCAAAAGATGTTTTAACGTTAAAAGACGAATCATTTGATGAAGAAATGATGGAAAACCTCATGTATGATCCATTAACAGACATAAATGCTCTGATCGCAGTATTTTATCGAAATATGTGGGCAATGGCAGAGTTGAGGGAAAAGTTGAAACGATATGAGGATGCCGAGGAGCAGGGATTCCTACTGCGATTGCCATGCAAGGTGGGAGATAAAATTTTTCTTGATTTTGCAGGATTTGGAAAAGATATAGACGAGTTTAAAGTTAAAGACTTCCATTTGGATTGTTTTGAAGATGGAGAAACTATACTGTATTGCGATTATCAATCAAACGATAAGACTTTATCTGGCCAAATTGATGTAATGGAATTTGGTAAAACAGTATTCCTCACAAAAAACGAAGCCGAATCCAAGCTGTCAGAAATGGAAGGTGTGGGATGAAGAGAGAAGAAGTTATCAAAGCAATAGAAGACAACAGACCGAGAAGCGGTTACATTATTTTGAATGAGGCATTAGACATGGCAATCACCGCCTTGCAGAATCAGCCGGTGTGGATTCCGGTAAGCGAGAGACTTCCGGAAGAATCATATGGATGTTTGGTAACTGTTATGGATTGGGAGCCGTCAACACAAACGGATTTTGAAAATATACTTCCGTATTTTGTCGGATATGACGGTCACGGATGGAACAATGCAGGCGGAGAGAAAATTCCATTTGAAGTTATTGCCTGGATGCCCATGCCGGAGCCGTACCGAGAAAGTGAGGAAGAGAATGGCAAATAGGCACACATTACATAGCAACAAATTAGATGCTTTCCGCAAATGGCTTATCAAAGATGGATGGACGATTGATGAGCCCAAAGGTATATGGGAAGTATTAAGAGCGAAAAAGGCAGGAAGACAGAATCCCTTGATTGTCTATCAAAAAATGAACAAAGAGCATTTAAGCGTGCTGGACAGAGATATTGATGTCATCAAGAGATTTTTGCAAGAAAAGTAGGTAGAAGATGGCGAAGTGTTGTAATTGTAAGAATTTAGAAACAAAGGATAATGGTTTTGATGCTTACTCATGGTGCGAAAAAATCAACGACTGTCCGCATGAGGACATAGAAAGAGACTGCGAGCACTACGTACCTATGATCAACGCAGACCGGATCAGGAGCATGACTGACGAGGAGTTGGCGATGGCGTTATTATATGTCCTGCGGAAATTAAAAAAGAAAGTGAAGAAGAATGATGAAGACAGTAACAATCGAACTTGTTGACGGATATTTTATTGAGGTGGACGAACTGAACCACACTCTTAAGCAGAGATACCAGGGAGAGACCAAGGATGGCGAGAAAAAGTCTGCGGAGAGAATTATAGGATATTATCCAAGTGTCAGAGCGTGTGTGGAACGCATTGTAAAGCTTATTCCACTGGATGAAAACGATGGCAAGGTAATTTCTATGCGAGAGTATGTTGACGAGGTTGAAAAAGCCTTTAAGAGAGTTTCCGAGTTGAAGTTGTAGGAGGAAGTAGCCATGACGGAGAATGAAGCAATCAAAGAACTTGAGACATCTATTGATTTAGCCAAAATGTGTATACAGAATTACGAGAGAAAAAACGAAATCCAAGGTTACGAGATGGCAATCAAGGCACTGGAAGAAGTTCAGCAGTACCGGCAGATAGGTACGGTGGAGGAATGCCGGAAATCAGTAGAAATCTGCAAATCTATGATTGGGAGAAACATCACACCGGAGAACATGGAAGAATACATGAAATTCGAGGATTAATGTATAAGTGAAGGATTTACATTTAATAGCCTGTTGGAAGCAAGAGAGAAGTAGACAGTCAGAGGAATGAAACGGAGGTAGGTTGATATGCCAAGTTTTGAATTAAAACCGGAGCACATAAAGATTATGACAGACCTTAATTTTAGAATCTCTATTTTAATAGATTCTGAGGATAGGTATAGACCGGCAATAGATGTTAAAAGACCATTTGGGAACAGCGGCCCCACAACAAATGTGTGTGAAATCATGGGATGGCACTGCGATGAAGAAAGTGGAGAATACGCTGCTGAGGATATTGAAAAAGCCGAAATGCTCATTATCGAACTTCCAGTTGCTTTGCAGATCGTGATGCAAAACCACACATTTGAACCCGGAGAGTATGAAGTAGGGGAATATTCCTCGGCATACTTCAATTATGTTCACATTCGCAATTATCACGCATTAAAATCTCCTATCGCAGAAATAGAGGAAAAATATAAAGACTGCGATCAAATGGAAAGGTTACATGAAGTTTGTATGAATGTATCTGGCGATAACCCGTGGAAAGTGATTGACGATCTGAAATGGTTTGCCCAGACCGACTTTCTGGCAGATGCAATAGCGGTATTTGAAAAGCATAGAGACGAACAAATCCTTGATGAATGGCTGAAAACACATGACAGATATGATTATTGCAAGAATTGTGGTCAGAAATTAGGTTGGAGTGATGAAGAATGAATGATTTATCCTATGAATTTAAAAAGCAGGAGACGAAGAAAAACGGAAGTTTTTATTACAAAAAAGGAATGGGAAAAAGAGAAATTCCCGATATGTCTCCGTATCAGTATGGCTCATTGTTGAGCAGAAAGAAAAGAGGTAGGAGATGAGCGAAGAACTTAAGCCGTGTCCATCATGTAAGAAAAAAAGTGCTATTTTATGCGAATTTTACGTAAAATGCATGAATTGTGGAAGAATGATGATGTTGAAAGAAGATTACAATGAAGAAAAGCTGATTGAAGCATGGAACAGGAGGGCGAACGATGAGACTGATTGATGCGGATGATTTTATAAAAAGGTTCCGCTACGGGGAGGCGGATTAGATGGCTAAGGCAATGGGTGTCAGCCCTATCACAGATACTATTTACTATGGCAATCTGAAAAATGATAAATGGGTAGGAAAAAAGGAAGACGTTACCAAAATGGCAATCAAGGCTGTTTTCGAGTGGTTTATGCACAAGCATGAACAGAACTGCCCTGATGGAGAGTATCAGATACGTTTTCCGGGAATACCATATGTGCTAACTATGAAGAAAGAAGAAAAAGGTGGAACAGATGCAGAACATTGATTACACCGCCCTGTACGAGCAGAATGAGGACTTTAAGCGTTACGTTGACCGATACTGCGTAAAGCACCGTATCAGCGTCGCAGAAGCCTTACAGCATTATCTGGTGCAGATGGCGGGCAGGATGTACAAGGAGCAGTCAGAAACGATAGTAAGAAAGGAATAACGAATGCCCGGTAAACCGTGGAGACATGAACACAGAAATATTCCCGGATTGTGGAATCATGTGCTATTTAGCACAGAAATAACAGGAGGATAACAAAATGAATAACAATGTATGTTGCGAAGCAAAAGTTGAAAAACCGATGTGCGTTGCTGACTATGAGCATGAGACCAGAAATAATTTGCTTGAGACTAGAGCAGTATTATCAGCTATTTATTGCACCATTACATCCGACAACAATAATGACAATAATATAGGGGAACCGAATTGTCTCACGGATGAAGTAATTGCAAACAAGGAGCTGGCAACACAGATTCGTTCCATTGCCAATGACATCAACAGAGTACTGTTTAATCAATAATACAGAGAAAGGAGCCGAGACTCTGGCCAGAGTGAAGCATATGCGGTCTCCTTGAAAAAAATGAAAAAATTAAAATGTGAGATTTACAGAGATTCAATGCAGAACTATAAGAAATATGCCATACCTCCGGCACAGCTTATCATTGCCGATGTCCCGTATAATGTCGGCAAGAATTTCTACGGCAGTAACCCTATGTGGTACAACGGTGGGGATAACAAGAACGGTGAAAGCAAACTTGCAGGAAAGGCAGCATTCAATTCTGATTTCAACTTCAATCTGTATGAGTATTTCCATTTCTGCTCAAAGATGCTGAAAAAGGAAGACAAGAATAGCGTTACCAGGGGAAGAAGTAGCAACAGTCCTTGCATGATCGTTTTCTGCTCTTTTGAACAGATGCCTACGCTGATTGATGCCGCATATAAACATGGATTCGTCCATTACATACCGCTAGTATTTGTTAAAAATTACAGTCCGCAGGTGCTTAAGGCAAATATGCGTGTGGTTGGTGCTACTGAATATGCTCTTGTGTTCTACCGTGAAAAGCTGCCGAAGTTCCGGAACGGTGCAAGGGTTGACGAGGACGGAAAGACGATCCGTGGCACTGGGAAAATGATTTTTAACTGGTTCAGTTGGGAGAAAGACGGAAAAGATATTCCGAAAATCCATCCGGCACAGAAGCCGGTAGCAGTCCTTAAAAAGCTGATTGAGATTTTTACTGATCCCGGTGATGTAGTGATTGACCCTTGCTGTGGCAGCGGTAGTACCTTAAGAGCAGCCGCAGAGATCGGGAGAAGTGCATTCGGATTTGAGATTGACCGCAACTTTTATCAGAGAGCCAAAAATGAGATGATTGTCTTTGAAAGAGATAATCAGATTAGTTTTGAGGATATTCCGGGGGTGATGCCGTAATGGATTTTGGATATTACAACATGGATTGCATGGATGGGATGAAAGAGTTCCCGGATGGTTACTTTGACCTTGCGATTGTGGATCCACCGTATGGTATTGGAGAAAATGGGGATAAAAACCATACAAGAGGTAGCCTGGCAAAAGCAAAGGATTACAAGAGTTTTAGCGGAATGGATATAAAGCCACCAAACGAAAAATATTTCGATGAACTGTTTAGAGTGTCAAAAAATCAGATTATTTGGGGGGCAAATCATTTTATAAGCAAAATGCCGTTTGATAGTAGTTGTTGGATTGTTTGGGATAAAGATAATGGAAATAATGATTTTGCTGATTGTGAACTTGCATGGACTTCGTTCAGTACTGCAGTAAGGAAGATTAAATATAGGTGGAACGGAATGCTTCAGCAAAATATGAAACACAAAGAAAACCGTATCCACCCTACACAAAAGCCAGTGGCACTATATGAATGGCTTCTGAACCGCTATGCAAAGCCCGGAGACATTATCTTGGACACTCATGTAGGCAGTGCCAGCAGCTTGATAGCCTGCTACAGAACCAACCATCCATATGTTGGCTTTGAACTGGACAAACATTATTATGATTTGTCCAAAAAGAGATTAGATGCAGAAATGGCACAAATGCGATTATCTGATTTTATGCCGGAGGTGATGCCATGAAAAATAACATTATCATTGACTGCTTTGCCGGTGGTGGCGGCGCAAGCGTAGGAAGTGAAATCAGGAACTAAAAAGTGAAATAGTAACTCAAAATTTGAGTTAAAAAGTGAAAAATTTAATTAAAAATTTGAGTTACTATTTAAGTTGTTTTAAATAAGTTAAATTAGGATTTATCAAAGGAGTTAAGCGAGAAATGTGGTCACACGATGAACAGAAAGAAATAAATGACAGCTACGCTGTTATGGCAAGAATAACGTGTAAATATTGCGGAGCAGTAGTACACAAATATGTGGAAAGCCATTATACAGGCGGTTCCAAGTGTGTGATATTGGCAAAGTACTGTAGATTTTGCGGTAATGCTCTTAGGATTTAGTGGAGGAACGGAATATGGAAAAAACAAAAATAGATTGGTGTGATAGTTCATGGAATCCGGTTACCGGATGTCTTCACAGCTGTAAATATTGCTACGCAAGAAGCATTGCAAATAGATTTTCTGGTGGTGGAGAGAAATGGACGGATGATGCGCTGATAGAACTGAATGATCGTATTTATTTCGATGAATCAGAGAAGGCTGAAGCGTATCCATATGGATTTAAACCTACACTGCATAGATACAGGCTTAATGAATACGAGAAAAAGAGCGGAAGGAATATTTTTGTATGCTCTATGGCAGATCTTTTTGGTCATTGGGTTCCTGATTCTTGGATTGAGGAAGTTTTTTCTGCCTGCGCAAAAGCACCGCAACATAATTATCTTTTCCTGACAAAGAACCCGGAAAGATTCGTTGATTTACAGAATAACGGAAAGCTGATTGTAGCTGACAATATTTGGTATGGTGCAAGTGCAACAAACGAAGATCAGCTTGAACTTGCAGCAAAAGCATTTTCAAAGTTAAGTTGCCAAACAAAGAATTTTTTAAGCGTTGAACCGATACTTGAAGACGTTACTGTGTCTAAATACTGGGATTATCACATGGATGCTCACCTTGTAGATTGGTTAATCGTTGGAGCAGAGACAGGACACAGAAAAGACAAGGTGATTCCTGAAAGAGATTGGATAAGATCTATTACATTTGATTGCTACGATGAAAGTATTCCGGTGTTCATGAAATCCAGTCTTGCGGATATATGGCGGAATCCATTGGTACAGGAATTCCCGAAGGAATTACTACGGTAAACTGAAATTTAGAAAAGGAGACTGGCTTATGAAGTTGTCAAAACTGACTAAGCCAGAACTTGAAGAAATCTTCCGGAACGCCAATTTCACGGAAGAGGAAGAGAAAGTGTTTTGGGATTTGTCTAAAGGAATTTCTCAAAAAGAAATATCCTTTAGACATTCCATTTCTGTAACTACTGTAGAAAGAAGAGTAAGGTCTATAAAAAATAAACTTAAGCGGTTAGAAGGTGATAGATTTGGAACTTTCTGATATGGAAATATTGCAATATGCCGTTAGCAATGGTATGATTGACACGGAATCTTTGCAAAAAAGCATTGAAATGAAAAAAAAAGAGGAGTATCTGAAGAAACACCAATACGCAATCAACAAAGGCAAAGACGGATACTGGAGAACTTATTTGCCAGATGAAGAAAAAGGAAGGAGACTTGTAAAAAAGAAAAGCGAGGAAGATCTCAAAGAAGAAGTTATTGAGTTTTACTACCAAAAAGAGCAAAATCCAACAGTTACAGAAGTGTTTTACGAATGTGAAGACCGGAGATTGTCTCTTAAAAAGATATGTAAAGCAACATACGACAGAGACGAGAGATATTTTCTCAGACACTATGGAGAGTTGGGAAAGCGAAGAATAAAATCAATATCAGAAGATGAATGGGGGGATTTTTTAGAGGAAGAAATTGCCGATAAAGAGTTGACACCTAAATCATTTTCCGGTCTAAAAGGAATTACAAGAACATTTCTTAAAAGAGCGAAAAAACGCAAACTTATTGATTTTAATATCGTAGAACTGTTTGATAATCTTGACGTATCTGATAGTGATTTTAAAAAAGTAATAAAAGAAGACTATGAAGAAGTATTCGACGAATATGAAACTGATGTAATGATTAAGTATCTTGTCAGCCACCTTGATACTTCTAATGTTGCGATATTGCTTATGTTTTTAACTGGTGTACGTATCGGAGAAGTTGTAACATTAAGGCATTCCGATTTTTCTGATAATACTTTTAACGTTCGCAGAACGGAGACGAAGTATAAAGATGAAAACGGAAACAATGTTGTTGAAGTAAAAGAGTATCCTAAAACCAAGGCAGGAATCAGAACAGCAATTATACCAAGTGATTATGTATGGATTTGCGATAAAATAAAACACATGAATCCGTTTGGAGATTACATTTTTACCAAAAATGATATTAGGATCACCGCACAGGCGGTTAGGCAAAGGCAGAAAAGGCTTTGCAGGAAATTGAAAATTTATCCAAAGCCACCGCACAAAGTAAGAAAGACATATGGAACTATTCTTATGGATAACAATGTGGATAAGAGACTTGTTATGGATCAGATGGGGCATACAGATATTATGACATCAGAAATACACTATCATAGGAACAGGAAAACCATTGAAAAGAAATCGTCTATTTTGAGTAGTATACCAGATTTACAGGCAAGGTGATTTGACTACTATTTTTGCGAAAGTAGTCAAAAGTAATCAACAAAAAACACCTAGAAAGCCAGTAAATATGCGGAAAGTAAGAGGAATAGAGTGGGGTTCGAGCCCCCTTGCTTCCACTCGAAAAAGCTGATAAAATGGGCGTTTCAGGACACTTGGTAGTCGAATAGTAGTCAAAATAGTAGTCAAGCCTAAAACGAAAGGAGTTTTTTGCAAAGATTCCAATAATTTTATAGTGAATGAAATGTGACGGATACATGACGGGTATACCGTCTTTTTTTATGCCAAAATTTAATCATAAGGAGGGATGACCTTATGGGAAAATTCAAATTTTCTGATGAAACACTGGAACATATATTCAGCAAAGAACGTACAAGGGAAGTGCCGATTAAGTATCAGTCAATCATGGTTCATGTGATCGAGGAAGTTTTAGGAGAAACGGGTAATGCTTATGAATTTCAGTCCGTTGGGACTTATGAACAAGCCGACATATCAGACACTTGATGAAGTTGAAATTGCGAAACAGATAGAATCAATGGAAGAAAGGGAGAACAGCCATGCCGCAGCCGATTATGAATCCGAACTATTTCAATCCGCAGTATAGAACACCTATGTACGGACAGTTTATGCCACAACAGGAACAATTCCAACCACAGCAGTTTATGCAACAGCCGCAACAAAATACGGTACAGATGTACGGTCGTATTGTACCGGCACAAGAATGCATAGCACCGAATGAGGTTCCTATGGATGGAAACACAGCATTTTTCCCAAAACAGGACCTGTCTGAGATCTATGCTAAATCCTGGGGAGCAGATGGAAAAATCTATACAAGGCTCTATAAGCCTGTTTTAGATGCAGACCCTAACAATTCACCGTCAGACACAGAAAAGGCGAAATTTGATCTATCAGACGAAGCCACAGCGGTATTTATGAAGCGTTTCGATGAACTGGAACAAAAGATTGAGCAGTTGAAAACTTCGCAAACGCAAAGAAAAACTCCACAATCGCAAAGAAAGGATGATGCAGAATGAATATGATGAATCCTATGCAGATGCTTAAGACAATGGGGAATCCGCGACAGTTTATCCAAAATATTATGGGAAACAGTCAGATCATGTCAAACCCTATGGCTAAAAATATAATGGGCATGGCTCAAAAAGGAGATTTTGCCGGAGTAGAGCAGTTAGGAAGAAATATTGCTAAGGAACGTGGTATGGATTTTGATTCCGAATTTGATAAATTCAAGCGTCAATTTCCTATGAAATAGATACTAAATTCTTGCAAGATTAAGTATAAAAAATCTTATATGGAGGTAAAAATTATGTTTGAGAGTAACAATACTCCCTTTACCATGCCTGTTATGCCGGCTAATGGCGGATACGGAAACAACGGTGCATGGGGCGACGATGGTGCATGGTGGATTATTATTTTCGTCCTTTTCTTCGCTTTTGGAGGTTGGGGCGGTAATGGATGGGGCGGTAATGGCTCTAATTCCAGTTACTACACCGATTCTGCATTACAAAGAGGGTTCGACACCCAGTCTATCATCGGTAAACTGGACGGAATCAACAACGGTCTGTGTGACGGATTCTACGCTGTAAACAATGGTATGCTTACCGGATTTAATGGCGTAAATACCAACATTTTACAGACTGGCTATGGCATCCAACAGGCTATCAATGCAGACACCGTAGCAGGAATGCAGAATGCTAACGCTTTACAGGCACAGTTAGCACAGTGTTGCTGCGATACCCGTGAAGCTATCCAGGGTGTAAACTACAATATGGCAACGAATACTTGCGCATTGCAGAACACCATGAATAACAACACTCGTGATATTATCGACAGCCAGAATGCCGGTACAAGAGCAATTCTTGACTACTTATGTCAGGATAAGATCGCTACTCTGCAGGCAGAGAACAACGATCTGCGCAGAGCCGCTTCTCAGGATCGTCAGAATGCTCTTCTGACCACTGCCATGAGTGCACAGGCACAGCAGATCATCAACGCTGTGAACCCTACACCCATTCCTGCATACCAAGTTCCAAACCCTAACGTATATTACGGATGCGGTTGCAACACTGGTTGCGGATGCTAAAACTGCATATCGAGTAACTTAACCTTAAGGTTATGTCTGCTATGCAGAATTACTGACAACATGGGGCAGACTATATGGTTTGCCCCTTTGATTTTGAAAGAGAGGTATTTATTATGGCTGAATATACAGCAGTAGCATTACAGACTGTGGCAGCAGGAGCGGACGTTGCTCTTACCGAAACTGCCGTAAATGGAAGTGGTTGTATCACTCACAGAGAGAGATCCGGAATTGTAAAGTTAAGAGGTATCACTAATCAGTGCCGGGCGAGATTCCTTGTAAGTTATTCCGGCAACATTCAGATTCCCACTGGTGGAACTGTTGAAGAAATCTCCCTTGCACTGGCAGTAGACGGAGAACCTTTGCAGTCCACAAGAATGATTGTAACTCCGGCAGCAGTAGAGAATTTCTTCAATGTTTCTGCGCAGGCTTACATTGATGTTCCTCGTGGATGCTGCAGTACGGTAGCCGTTCAGAACACTTCTACGCAAGCTATTGAAGTGCAGAACAGCAATTTGATTGCCGTTCGTGAAGCGTAGGAGGTGAAAAATCATGGATGTTAAGAGAATGCATGAAATGATTGAAAAACTTTCTGAATGCGCTAAAACGCAGTTTGACAAGGGCATCGACCATGTAGACACTTGCGAAATGGGAAAAGTAGTTGATATGATGAAAGATTTGTCAGAAGCCATGTATTACCGGGAACTGACAAAAACCATGCAGGACTATGACCCGGACGAAGTCATGGAAATGTTTGATCGTTACGGTGACGGTGGTAAACGTTTTTATGACCATTACCGCTATGCTGACGGCAGATTTGCACCTAAAGGTCGTGGAACCTACCGCAGAGGTTATGAAGAGCCACCCTATTACCATATGACCCCGGAAATGTATCACCGTGACATGGACAGAGACATGGGGCGTATGTACTACACGGAAACTTCTTCATCCGGTATGCGTGATGCAAGAGAGGGCAGAAGTGGCATGAGCCGCAGAACTTACATGGAAAATAAGGAACTGCATAAGGCTAATACACAGCAGGACAAGGAAGCAAAAGTACGTGACCTGAACACCTACATGACCGAACTTGCAAACGATATGACGGAGATCATCAACGATGCAACACCGGAAGAAAAGACGGTACTGCGGAACAAGCTGTCTGCACTGGTAACAAAAATCGGTTAAAACACTTAAGGGGCTTATTTAGCCCCTTTTATGTTGGAGGTGGTAATTTGTTCACAATAAATGGAATGAACTGGAATTTAAGGCTTGTAGGCAGTCACAGCCCTATGCTGATGCGTTCTGATGGTACATATACGTTTGGCATGACAGACAGGAACACAAGAGATATTTACATATCAAATATGATTCATGGTAATTTCTATGATCGTGTGCTGTGCCATGAATTGTGCCATGCGTTCTGCCTGTCCTACAATCTGACTATGGATATTCAGACGGAAGAGATTGTTGCCGACTTTTTGGCTACCTACGGAAGAGAAGTGTTTGCGCTGGCTGATGAATTGATAAGTGGATACATGGAAAGAATGGCATAGAAAAGGGCATCCGCAAGGGTGCCCTTAAAATCCTATATTCTATTGTAATTTAATAACTTCTTTGTTACCCGTCCAGAAACTTGTTTCGTATTCCAGTTCAATACTCTGCGCATCCTGCGGAACTACAAATGCAATCTTGTAAGATGTTTTTCTGCCGCTTGAAAGATTCGCATTCAACGAAGAACTATCAACAACACTGTAATTTTGTTCACAATCTGTATCGTCTGCGTAGCACTGGAAATCGTAGATGCTTACATACTTATCATCTTTACTGTTGTTCTGATAGGAAACATCAATCATAATGTATTTTGTTCCATCAGCAGGAGCGTTCCAACCGTATTCATCCTCATAATCAGTGAAGTCAAGGTCAAAGTCATTGATTGTTACTTGCAAGCCGTCTGCATCGAATGTATAGCCAGGAGAAATAACGCTGTTAGTTTCATCCACTGGTTGTTCTGTATGTTCAATACTTTCTTTCTGCGTTGCAGTTTCTTTTACTGGTTCGGATGCAGTTGTCTGTACGCTTGTATTATTTGAAACGTTTGTATTTTCTTTATTTCCTGCTCCTGATGCATAAACAACAATTACAAGTACGCACCAGATAATAGCGAACCATGAACCAGTGTGCAATTTGTTCTTTTTGTCACCAGTAGCAATGTCTATTATTGCAAGAATAATAGCAACCGGAACAGTAAATGTCAAAATAGAAAACACAGCCGCCAACGTACTTAATGTGCTCTGCTTTTTATTAGACGGCTTTTGATTGTTCTGAACTGTCTGATTTTTTTGCTGTTCCAAAATGTCAATGTCAAATTTAGACATACAAGCATCACAATAACCTATTCTGTGATATACCGGCAATCCTTTCTCATCCGTAGCCACCTGTTCCGGAACAACTCTCATTTCTTTACCACATTTGTAGCAATTCATAATATTTCCCCCTCTAGGTTTTATTAAAAATCTCATTTTTTGAGACTTTTTTCGTAAAAAATTTTAATGTGTTTCTTTTGATACCCCCGTAGGTCTGCATTTTCAACCGAAAATCTCGTTTTCAGAGGTTTTTGAAAGAAAAATTTTTCTACAATTTTCGTGCTAAAAATTTTCAATCCCCCCGGGGTAGCACTTTTTAAGCTGAAAAATCCGTTTTCAGAGTTTTTTCGCAGATTTTTTCAGACCGATTCAAGGTGTGTAACACCCGTTCACTTTTGCGGTGCGAGTCCTGAACCTGTCACCCGGTCACCGTGTCGCAGCTTTCGCAAGGTCTCCGACTGCAGAAAGCATGGAATCATACGCAGACCGCAACAGCTCCGCAGATTCCGGAGACATACCACCGGCGGCAGTCTCCACCCGTATAACGGTTTCCAGCCGCTCCCCGGCATCCGCTACGCTCTCCATGATATCGTATACATGACCGATTCCCAATTTTCGCATTTTGTATAATCCCCTTGTAATATTTGATTGTACACCAAGACAGCGCAAGCCGTCAATATATCTGGGCGCAGGATCTGACCGGATCCGGTGGAAGAGTAACACAAATAGACCGCCAGACGGCAGCAGATCCAACGGAACACGACAAAAAGACGGTTGCAAGCCGTCTTTTATCTGTTTTCCAGTTCAAAAATTGCCCATCGCAAAACTGCGGCTGTCTCCGTGTCTTTCTCTCGCTCCGCACACTCTAACAGCTTGTATAGTCTTTCAATGTTCTTTTCTTCCATCCTATGGTAACCTCCTTTTTTTTATTTTTGGGTAAATTTCACCCATAAAACCGCCGCCGGTAGTGATCCGGCGGGCATCCTCTGCGGCAGTTAATTCAAACAGTTTTCAATATCTTTTGCAAGGTGTGGAAATGCTTTTTCTATGTCTTGCACGCTGTCGGCGTAATAATCACCAACAATTTTTCCAAAAATGCGAAGATTGCCGGAATAAAATCCGCCTAAATCATTAAAATATATGTCTAATCCTGTCACCTGTTCCGGCTTGTCTCCATACCACATATCAATATTTATTTTTCCCATTTTCATTTCCTCCATATTTTCAATTTTTCCCGGTTATCCGGGTAAAAGCAAGCCGGGGCACGATCCCCGGTGTAAGCCTGTCTTACTTGCTAAATTTAACAATATGATAAATTATATCAAAAGAATGGCTTAATGCTCTTGCCTGTGTGTCTAACCATTCCTCTGATCTGTTTGGTTTGTTCTCGCCGCCGCAAACCTTTTTTAACTCAGACGGGCAACAGAGACGTTCTGCAATGTCACAGTCATATATCAGAGAGCAGCCGCCCCAACTGTACTGTTTCCAGTCAGCGGCGCCATTCAGTAAAAGGCTTTTTAACTCTGTTTTGTCCTGCGGGATCTCTTCAACTTCCAGAGCTTCTACAAGCTCATAAGCATAGATCTTTACACCTTTATTCCATGCGCTTCTTGCCTTGCTGTTGTTGATTGCTTCTAATAATTCATTCTTTCTCATATTGCTTTACCTTTTCACCCGTGTTATAATTTGGGTGCCTTTCTTTTTTGGGTGCCGGTGTTCGCTTGGTAGGTGGTCACCGGCTTTATTTATTTGTTGAGATAACTATAACAGATATAAGGCACAAAAACAAGACGCAATAATATACAAATATAAGGCACAAATAAGCACTTTTGTTGTACATAATGTATAAGGCACAAAAAAACATGATTATATTATAGTAGATAAAAAATAATATTGACATATAAGGCACAAACAAATATAATAAAGATACATTTATATAAGGAGGCGCAAACAATGGAGCGAAAAACAACAGACGCAACAAGAAAAGCAATTTACAAATACGACAACAAATTTGAACGGGTGAATTGCCGTTTTGCAACTGGCACAAAAGACCGTATTAATAAATTAGGTTATAAGAGTGTAAATGATTTTATAAAATTAGCTGTTGCGGAAAAACTGGAGCATGACGAAAAAATATTAAAATAAGGCACAAAAACATATTGACACATAAGGCACAAAATGTTATAGTGATATCATGATATCACAGCAATGATATCACACAAATGATATCATAAAAAACTAATGATATCACATTAATGATATCACAAGAAAAGGAGGTGCTAAAATGTCGGAAACATTTAACCAAATGATTAGATTCCCGAAAGACCTAGAACCGCAGATCAAAGCGCAGGCAGAAAAGAACGGTGTAAGTGTAAACCAGTTTGTTATAGGTGCCGTGATCACAGCATTGCAACCAGTACAACCGCAGACAGTGACAGAGCAACCGAAAGAAACGCCCGTGACAGGCTTTAGAAGCCCCTTAAACGAGAAAATCGCACTCATGCAGGCAAATGAACGGCTACACGCTTTACAAGCCAAAACAGCGGCAGAAAGAGCCGTTAGAGAGCACGGAGAAGTTAAACCAGTTATAAAACATCCTCCGAAATGGGCAGGCTTACCAGGACAGCGGCCAGACGAAAGCAATGTTGAATGGGTAGAACGCAAGAGGAAAGAAGCGGAAGAAATTTATAAGCAAGGTATTGAACGAATACAAAGAGAAAAGGAGCAAACGACATGAAAGGAACACCGGAGCAGATCACAGCAAAGAAAGCCGCCCGGATCCGTTCAAACGTACGGCAGTTTTTCCGGTACTACCGGGATCAACTGGAAACAACGGAATCCGAAAGGCTGAAAGAATTTAACCGGGCAGAACTCCAAGCACTGGAAACGGTGCAAGCGGAAACGCTCCAAGCACTGGAGAGCATGACAGATCCGGAGTTATTAGCCAGCAAAGCCGCATACGGTGACAGGGCGCTAATTGACCGGATCACAGCGAGAGCGGAACGGATCAGAAGAACAAGTAAACAAATAGCTTAAAAAAGAAAGGTTAAAAGGTGGAGAATATGAGAAAGACAGTCGTAAATGAGTATGGAGTAAACATTGATTATGATTTGTCGGTATCTTTTATGGATGACGATTTGCGAGAGGAGATACACGGAGATCTTGCACCGTGCACAGATCAGCAATTTTTTGACGAGTATGCAAAACGGCACGAGCAAAAATTTAATGAGGTTTGGGAGCTGGCAAAAGAAAACCCTTGTTATTAAATATTCAGCGGAGCCGAAAAGCTCCGCTTTTTTGCATTGGAGTAAAAAAATGAAAGATAATGTACTACCGAGAATTTGTAAAACGTGCGGAATTAGCTTTTTTGGTGGCCCGAGGGCGTTTTACTGTCCTGAATGCAGACAGGAACGAAAAAAAGAACAAAGCAAAAGATATAAAGAGCGCAACAAGAATGGATCTACAACTCCGCTTGGGTCTATTATACAGTGCGAGTCTTGCGGATGCGATATAATTAAGCACATTGCTTGCAAAATCTTTGCAAGCAATGTGCTAAAAAGCATTTAAAAATAATTGATAATAAACAGTCTTTAGTCTGGAATAAAAATAATCAAGTAAAAGTAAAAAAATCAAAAAAATTATACAACGATAAAAAGCAAGCAACCGGAATACATAAAAATAGCGGCATCCCTGGTGTCAATTGGGACACTGTAAAAAATAAATGGATTGCTTGCGTATCTGTTAATCACAGACAAATTAAGATTGTGACCACATCAAACATAAATGTTGCAAAATCAGCCAGAGAGGAAGCGCAAAAAGCAAAAGAAGCCGGACTATTAACGGATGATTTTATAAAAATATTAAAATCAAAATATCGTAATCTATAAGCAGGTTTTTACATCTGCTTTTCTTGATCTATTTTCACTGCGATATTTTAATGTGCTAAATTTTGTAGACAAATTGTAGACATTTTGTAGACGCAGATTAAATAAAAGGAGATTAGATAAAATAAAGGTTAGATAAAATAAAAGTAAATAAGAGCAGAAAGACAATGATATACCAAGTATATATAAATACTAGAGCCGACCGGCTGCCACCATGTACCCATCTGCAAAAATCACCTATCTGTCTGTCAAAAAATCCCATTTGTCAAATTTAACCGGATGATATTTTTTAAGCATATGATTTTTATATACTCAGGATCACCGGCAGACATACCACAATAACAAATTGTCAAATGCGCAAAAGGTTGTGATATTATGTTGTGGATTTATAAATAGCACTTATGGTATGATAAAAGCAGTTAGGGAGCCGACGTTAACACGGTGCGAGTGACAGCGGAGCAAATCCAACCCCCTCTGGATACGCAGCCGCCCAGATTGTAACCAAGACCACCGGAGCCGGCAGACCGGAAACGACAAGAAGTCACTAGCTTGTCACTTTTTTAGATTTATGTTTTTACCTGATCTGTGGAGGAGATCAAAAAACATAGGTTTATTAAGTGATGCTTGTGATTTTTTTATTGCAGTTTTTAGGAGGTGCAGAGCGGTGCAGGACGTCAGAGAGATTCCAAACATTGACGAGATTAAAAAAAATATCCGTAAATACTTTGACGATTATTGTGCAGCTTATGACATCGATGACATGAGATCACAACGGCAACCGGTTTTTAATGGTGCCATGCAATATATATATAATAATTATATAAGACCTAGTAATGTATTAAAAGATATACCAAAAAACGTAGTGGATAATAGTATCAACCAAATGCTAACTAACTACAATGCGTACAACATAGATCTGTTGTATGAGGTTTATTTATATCTTAGAGAGTTAGCCAACGCTTATGATATGACTGCTACAGCTGATACATTTAAGATATTAACAGGGATATCTAAACAGGCTTTAAGTGCCTGGAGGACTAAATCAAGTACATCGAGCATGGACGAGGTCAGAAAAGCTTTTGTAAATTGGTTAGATGATGCAGATTGTGATCAGCTTGTTGCTTTTAATCTGCGGAATGCGCTGGGAGCAACGGAACGATTAAACAACGACCACGGAAGGAAACAGACCACACAGCAAGAGATTGTGCACAAAATAACCAGGACAGCCGACCAGCTCCCACGATTAGACACAGATTTTGGACAAAATACATCAATGTTGACCGATTCCGGAACGTATGACAGTGACAATACAGATGCAAATGAGTAGCAACAAGTGCGGAAACGTGCGGAAATAGTGGATAGTTAAAGGCATAACAAATAAGACTGCGTGAAAGATTAGTTTAACGCATAGTTGAAAAGCCGCATAGCACACCGGGGGAGGGGGTCTGACAGGACCAGTGAACAGCCCCCCCTACTTAGTCCCTCAAATTTCCTCAAAAATAAAAAGACCATTAGGAGGTGTACCACATGATTTTCATTTACATAGTTTTAGCATGGATACTGGTTCAATTACATGCTCCTGCATGGGTATATATCATATTCATCATCGGAGTATTTTTAAGAGAGGTAGTCACTGGTAGAGATTAAGCGTATGCAGATATTTGGGAAAGAGATAAAAGACGAATGCAGCGTGTGTGGATCTGTGCTTGAGTGTGAATTGTTCAAGCAGGGACATGGCATTAAGCAAGAGAGATGCAACATCACAGAATTATTTGCCTGCCAGATGGATCATCAGAAGAAGCGAGAGAAAAATTCGCTGTCTGATTTTGAAAAACCAAAAGGTAAGCTTCCGGAAGATGTAAAAGCAATTTACACAGAGGTTTGGAAGATCCATAAAGAGAATCCTTGTCCGGTGACTGATGATGACTGGGAAGTGATTAACAGAAGGTGCGAAACACTTTTGAAGATGTACGACAGCAAATTTGCAAGGGATCTAATACAAGCCATGATTCGTGAGATGGAAGGGAGAATGCGGAAGAAATGAATATTGTATTTATGATTTTAAAAATAATGACAACATTGGTATTGACAGTTTTCGCAATAGCAAGTGCATTATATGCTCCAAAGCAGAAAACGGCATCAGACGGAGTATTCTTCTTTGCAACTGCAATGTTCCTTGCATTTGGAATAACTTTCATGTGGGTATAGCCTATGTGGTTACCGGAGATTATGCGAATTATCCCATATCACAATGTTGAATGGGTTAAATTCATAAAGCCATTGTTATTGCTAAATATCTGGTGTTGTGTTGGCATTGGATATGTGGCAGAGAAATCAAGGCATCAAGAGTGTATGTAGCCTGTGTGTGGGAAACGAAAAATGGAAATATGCGTTCGACAACACTAAGTTTTTTCAAAGTACCGTGCACAGGCGTTAAAATTTTTTAGATAGATCAATATAGGGTGTTTCACGAAAATAATCCGGGAGCAGATGGTCTCTCTCCCGGAGTTTAGGACTATCGCCAAGCGGTAAGGCACAGCGCTTTGACTGCTGCATTCCCAGGTCCGAATCCTGGTAGTCCTGTTTCGCAGATGTTTTCTTCTTTCGGTCTTTGCCATCTGCGAATATTCCATCTACATGGAAGACTCCTTTCACCTCATAGCGGAATGCTGTTAAGAGCCGTCGCAAGGCTCGTGAGGGTTTAACCGGTTTATGACAGCCCGGTTTTTGCGGAATACCGTTGTAGGTTTTAATCCGTGGTTTGTCAGTAAAGACATTAAAATCCTGCACAGCCATTGCGGACATAAAATTGGCGTAGGAAGTTGTGGCGCTCCCAACTAGCAGGTAACTGGCGGATGCCCTGCGAAAATAAAAATAGCCATAAGTGTTGCGCTGTGTTAGCGCCTTAAATGTAGGCATACAGCTTATGGAAACGCACATTGTGACGTAGCGCAAATGGAGAGAGCAACAGTCTTCTAAGCTGTGGGGTATGGGTTCGAGTCCCTTCGTCACAATGGGTGTTGTTGCAAGTACACTCCGAGTATGCTTATTACAGAAGCATAGGGGATAAATACACCGGTTAATGTTTATCTCATGGGAACTTGATAGAGCCGCTTGCGGCTGACTAAAAGATCCTTGGGCAGAGGAAAACCAAGTAAAAAACCTCCCCTTGCAGATATGGTGTAATGGTATCACAGTAGCTTGCTAAGCTATCCGGCAGAAATGCTGTCAAGGTTCAAGTCCTTGTATCTGCGTGCGTCGATGAAGGATTCGACCAGCAGTCATTATTGAGAAGTGAAAATACTAGTAAGTAGCTTTGTTGAGATAATGGCAAATCCTCTTGTTTTGGAAAGAAATGAAAAAGTTTGACCGTTTCAAGTTTCAAAAAATCGTGAAAACTTTATATACGTCTGTCTGTTGGTCAGAAAGAGGTCTCCAAAACCTCTAACGAAAGTTCGATGCTTTCCGGGCGTGTTTATCCTTATCTCCACTTAGCCGGGTACTACTGCAATAGTTCAGGTCGATGGGAGATGTATGGATAGTAGTTGCTCATTATCGGTCAACGAAAAACACTTCTGCGAGTAGAATTTGCAGATTCAAAAGTAGTCGTACATTGTTTGGGTCGGGTGGGTTCAACTCCCACGGCAACTATTCCCTAGCTAAAACGTAAGCCACATATGTTTAGCGAAAACCAAGCCTATGAAGTAGAGAACAGACAAGACTGTGAGATTGTGGATAGTCAGTGACAAGTAGGCGGTGCACATTTGGTTATGGCAAGCGCAAGCCATAAAAGGTTTTTACGGTGCAATTTCCATGCATAGCTCCAGTGGAAGAGCGGCATCCACATAGGATGTGTGTCGGCGGTTCGATTCCGTCTGCATGGGTTACGGAGGAATTTTGCATGAATGGATTTCACCTTATTCTTCAAGATTGTTGTCAGTATTGTAAAGATTTTGAACCGAAACTGATACAAATGAATATAACAACAGTATCTGACAAAAGCGAAAAATACTTAAACAACATTACTTGCGAAAATCTTGATAAATGTGAACGGTTAATGGAGAGGTTAAAAAATAAGCATGTGTAAATTTTGTGAAAACTGGCATGACGAAAATACAATCTGCGGAGCAGACATAAAAATTAATAAATGTGCGAATGAAACAAATTTGACATGTGCACAGATTATGAAGAATAACTGCGATAAAGTGCCAGGTATCGTGATTTATAAAGGATGCAAGGCGGCAGGCTACTTTGATATTGTATTTTGCCACATGTGTGGCAGAAAGTTGGTGGAGTAATGACGTGCTATGATTGTGCCTATCTTAAAATTGAAAGAAATGAAAATATTGGAACGTTAGATGTTTGCAAATATCAAGAAAAATATATTCCACCAACCGGATATGCAGATAGCGAGCATGAGTGCGAATTTTTCAAAAAGAAATCTGGAGTTTCTAAATGGGATTCATATTCCGAGTATGAAAAAGAAAAATACCATGAGTATTTCCGAGAAAACTATGCTCAAAACCCTTATGGCGATTTAACATACGAACAGGCTTGGTTACTGTTTGTTGAATATTTAAAAAATACTGATTCAAATACATGAAAACAACCTTAGATTATAAGAAAGTTGGTGGAAGAATGAAGCCATTAGAAGAAATATTTTTCAGAGCTTGCGTGAATGAGCAGAAAAGAAAATTACATTCTAGCGATCGGGAATTGAGCATAAGAACTATTGGAAATATTTTTGAAAGATTAGGATTCTCGTACAAGCAGTTAATGTGTTATGTCAGCAAGTGGTCTGACAAGGGATTTTATAATTATGGAGTGACGCTTGACTTAGGCTGGTTTGAATTTGATAAGCTGACCGGAGAATATAAGCAGATTTATGATTCTATGACAAGTACGGACGGATGGAAAGATGGAGAACTTGCAAGTTATATTATCAGTAATTCGTTTAATCGGGAACGGATAACAAATTTTGCATTGAAAAAGCATCTTGGAATTGGAAAAGATGAGGACTTCTTCAATCCATACAAAGAGGTGTAACTAATGAAACATATCAAAGAATGGAACACTTGCGATAGGTGTGGATTAGAAATAAAGAATACACTTATCAGAAAAGGAAAAGCGAAAATTAAGTCAAAAATCCAAAAAGGTTACCATATTGATAGTTTGCTTGACAATTTTGGAATTATTTTGTACACAGAAGAAGCAGAAATTGACTTATGCCCTAAGTGCCGGAAAGAGTTTGAGGAGTGGATGAAGAATGAAAGACACAATATTGTACATCAGTGATAGAGAAAAAAGAGTCGCAAGCTTTTTGAAAAATCTTTGCCTAAATTGCTGGAATGCAAAAAAAGAATATCTTTTGGATTTGAGACATGACATTTTGATAACAGATAAGGTTGATGTTGTTGGAAAATCATTTTATGGAAGTCATTTGGGGTGTGGATATGGGCATTGTTTATATTACTGCATCGATGAAACAATTGATAAAAACAGAATGACGGATAAAGATAATCAACAACTAACAGAAATACTTGCTCATGTTAGAGAAGGAGCAAAAGAAGTATCCGAACAGGAAATATTATATATGCTTGATATGAAAGTAGGTGGATGAAAAATGAGCATGACAGCAGTAATTGATAGCATAGAGCGTGATGCGTGGCGGCAGGTCACACCTAAAAACATCGGGAATATTGAAAATGTAAAAATTGAATGTACAACACTGGGAGAAGACCCGATTGTCGTGGCATATACAAAGGAAGACGAGGAAGCTTTGAAAAAATGTTTTTATGTAAAACTGTCCGAACATCGTTGTAGCAAATGCAAACGTCTTTTAGGAAAATTCAACGGACAGGCTGAGATTAAATGCCCGAAATGTGGGGAAATCAATAGAATCGGTGTAAATTTACCAAAGGATAAGGTTTTTGATTTTTTAGAAACAGAAAAGCGAATTTCACAGGAAAGGATAAACGAATACGCAGAATGTTTTGATGGTGTTCCTGTTAATGACCATACAAGAAAGGAACTACTAAAAAGTCATATAAGATTTTGTGACAGAATATTAAAACTTTTGAATTAAATATTTCAGAGCACCAGCCGTAGAGTGCCTACGCAGAGAGCCAAATTTCCAAAATTTTAGGAAAGGAGGCTCTTTTATATTGGCAAGTCAGAGCCTTATATCGGCAGTAAACAGCTATGACAATTACATACAGCGCAAGGGAATTGATGAACAGGTCATTGATGCGTACATAGAAGCCTGCAGAGTGGCTATAAACGGTGAAAAGGATATAACTTATGGCTTACAGATAACAAACCGTTCTAAAGTCATTGTAGAGCGTTTCTGCATGGAAAGAACCGGAGGAACCATATGGGATTTGGAAAAGTATTCCTTCGCAAACAAGACGCACTATTCTCTGACAGATAAATTGTACGATGTTCTCCTACTGGAAGCACAAAATAAGGTTGTGGACAGTGCCTACCGATACTTGGAAAAGAAAAGAGAACCTAGAGAGCGGTTCTATATGCCACGTAGAAAGCAATTTCTTAAAATTGGTCTCATGGATGCCATTCAAGGCATGATTGATGATAAATACGACATTCTATGCGTGTCTCTTATCCCAGGTGCTGGAAAAACCACGGTCGAGAAAATGCTGAATGCGTTGGTAGCAGGATGGTTTCCGAGAGATTTCAACCTTTTTTACTCCCACAGTGGAGATATTACACGTATGTACTATGACGGTGTGTACGATATTTGTACAAATTCTGACGAGTACACTTGGAATGAAATCTTCCCAAATCTTTCCGTTACCAGTACTAACGCAAAAATGGAACAGTTTAACATCGGCAAATATAAACCATTTCCATCTGTTCAGTGCACATCCGTAGGAAGTAAAAACGCTGGTAAAGTACGTGCATCTAAGTTTTTGTTCGTAGATGACATGATCGGTGGCATTGAAGAAGCTATGAATCCTATAATTTTGGATAAATTGTGGGACAAGTATGCGGTAGATGCAAGACAAAGAAAGACACAAGATACTGACGGAAAGAATTGCAAAGAGATCCATATTGCTACCAGGTGGAGCGTAAATGATGTAATCGGTCGGATCCAAAATATGTATGAAGGGAATCCGAGAGTAAAAGTAATTGCAGTTCCGGATATTGACCCAAAAACAGGATTAAGCAATTTTGACTACGAATTTTCCGGATTTACGGTTGCTTTTTTTGAAGATCAACAATTACTCATGGATGAAATCTCTTATAGGTGTCTTTACAAGCAAGAGCCTATTGAACGTGAGGGATTGTTATTTCCGGAAGAAAAAATCAGACGTTATCTTAATCTGCCACATGGGGAACCGGAAATTATTACCGGGCAATGCGATACCAAGGGAAAAGGAACCGACTTTTTTGTTCTTCCGGTATTGCAAAAGTATGGAGAAGATTATTACTGCGTGGATGCTGTTTGTGACAATACTGCGGATTATGAGATGCAGTATGAAAATGCGGCAAATGTACTTGTTAATAATAAAGTGCAAGAGTGCGAATTTGAGCGTAATGCCGGCGGTGACCGTGTGGCGATGGAAGTAAATAAGCGTGTAGAGAGTAAAGGATGGATATGCAACATCACAGACACACCGACAGAGACAAACAAAGAAGCAAGAATTTTCCAGTGCTCTAACTGGATTTTACAACACGTAATATTCAAAGATCCATCATTGTATAAGCCTAACGAACCATACGGTGTAATGATGTCGTTACTGAAAAGGTATTCTGTTTCAGGAAAAAAACAGTTAGATGATGTGCCTGATGTATTTTCAAACTTTGCATTGCGAATTACAAACGGAAACAGGGTAGCAAAAGTAGAAGCAATTCAAAACCCATTCTCTTTCGGACGGAGGTATTGATATGACAACCAAAGAATATTTAGGGCAGATAAGCCGCCTTAATCGGATGATAAATAATAAACTCACGGAAATCGCACAACTCAAAGATATGGCGGTAAGCATATCTGCTACGCAAAGCGGTGAAAGGGTACAGACTACACCGAATTTTGACAAAATAGGAACAAAATATGCCAAAATTGATGAAATGGAACGGAAAATAGATGGCATGGTGGACGAACTTGTCGATAAAAAAGAGAAAATCATACAGCAGATAGACAGCATGGAAGATGAAAACACATACAATATTCTGTTCGCAAGGTACATAGAAAAGAAAACTTTTGAAGTGATCGCAACAGAAATGAAATATTCATGGAGACAGGTTGTCAGACTTCACGGAACTGCATTGAAACAGTTTGAAAAGAAATACGGAGAAGGATATTTGAATGAATGATGTCATTGAATGTCATATATAAAAAATGGTAATGTTAAACTGACAAAAATATTTAAGATGCTTTCTAATCCTCCTAAAAGGCAAACAGCCGGGAATACCGTCTACGTTATGTGGGCGGTATTTTTGTGCGCAGAAAAGAGGTATTTATGATTTTTAATCAAAAAATTAGAGTGTACTGTCCGGGATGCGGAAGGTTGGTCGGTGAATGCAGTTCAAAATCACACATCGACAAGACATATAAGTGCCGGAATTGCAATAAAATGGTTGTTTACCATACGGAGACCGGAGAACGTGAGATCAAGAAACTTCCAAAAAGATACCAGAGTAGCGGAATGACATTTATGTAGGTGGAAATATGAACACTATGAAATTTCAAGACCTTGTCAAAGGTTGTCATGGTAGAAAAATTGCATATACGGATGTAGAGCAGATAACCGAAGACAACATTGTAAAGGTTATTGGTGATTGCATCGGTGTTTTTAATTACAATAAGTCAGTTATAAAGTACTTGTGGGAGTACTACAAAGGAGATCAGCCGGTACTGTACAGAACAAAGCTGTCAAATGAGGATATAACGAACAAAATCGTTGAGAATCATGCTTATGAGTGGGTACAGTTCAAGGTCGGTCAGACTTACGGAGAGCCTATTCAGTTTGTCAGCAGAAAAGATGATGAAGCTGTAAATAAGGCAGTAGATGAACTGAATGATTACTTAGCAGATGCAAATAAGCATGAGAAGGACATAAAAGCTGGTGAGTGGCAGTCGGCAACCGGAACATCATTCAAAGCTATTCAGATTGTGAATGGAGATGTGCCTATCCGTGTGGTTGCACCTAATCCTCTGAACACGTTTGTTATTTACAACCGCAGTTCCGAAGAACCGATTTTGGCGGTACAGGAATTAAAAGATGAAAATGGCGAGTGGTACAAACTCTGCTACACGGAATCCCATGAATGTAAGATAAAAAACAGTGCGGTTGTTCCTGATACATGGAAACTTCATGGATTTGGTGGTATTCCGATTGTAGAATTTCCGAACAACCATGAGCGGTTGTCTGATATTGAACTTGTTATAGATCTGTTGGATGCAATCAATAATACGCAGTCAAACAGAATGGACGGCATAGAGCAGTTTATCCAGGCATGGTACAAATTTGTAAACTGTGAGATTGACGAAGAAGAGTTCAAAAAAATGAAGATGAACCATGCGTTGGTTGTAAAGTCCATCAATAAAGACAATAAGTCTGATGTGGATGTCATGTCTCAGGAACTTGACCAAACGCAGACACAGGTTTCCAAGGATGATTTAACAGACAGCGCACTTTCAATTTTGGGAATACCGAACAAGCAAGGAAACACTGGCGGTGATACGCAGGGTGCGGTTGAGCTGAGAAACGGATGGGATTTTTCAAAATCAAGAGCAAGGCTTAAGGATCCGGTTGTTAAGACAGCAGAGAAGAGACTGGCCAAGGTTGCGCTGAATGTTATCCGCATTAAGAAAGAGGATCTGAAAATCACTCTTAGAGATTTTGATGTGCAGATTAACCACAGTCCACAAGATAATATGTATACCAAGTCGCAGACATTACTGCAACTTCTGCAGTGTGGTATTCATCCGCTTATTGCAATCAAAACGGTTGGACTTTGGGGAGATTGCGAAAAGACTTTCAACCTTTCCAAACCTTACCTTGATGCTCTGTGGAAAACTGCTGACATTATCAATATAGAAGAGCAGATGGCGAAAGCACAGGAAATAGTAAAACAAATGCAAAATAAGACAGTTGCCTAGAAATAGGTAGCTGTTTTTATTTTATAAAAATTCGCAATGCCGTGAGCGTATAAACCGGCAATGTCAACCGGTGTCGTTGCACCGTATAAAAATTCGTAGGACATAACGGAGGTAATTTATGAAGAGAGAAGAACTGACAGCTATGGGTTTGACTGATGAACAGATTGAAAAAATCATTGCTGAGAATAGCAAGGATGTTCAGGTAGCAAACGCAAAAGCAAACAAAAACAGTGAAGAGTTGACAAGACTGCGTGAGTTGGAAAAGGAATACACAGCCATGAAAGATAAGGGTTTATCCGATTCGGAAAGACTGCAAAAAGACCTTGATTCTGCAAATGCAAAAATCGCAGAACTTGAAAAGACGCAGGCTATTGCGGCACAGAGAAGCAATGCAGCATCCAAGTTTAACATTTCTGCTGAACAGGCATCACAGGTTATCAAGGATGACGGCAGTTTTGACTACGAAGTACTCGGAAAGATTATCTCTGATAAAGAGACTGCTGCGGCACAGGCTAAAGAGCAGGAAATTGCAAACGGAACCACAAATCCGGGCGGTGGAAGTGCTGGCGGTGGTAGTGGAACTGAAAGTAAAGGTGCTGAAATGGCAAAGAAATATAATCAGCGCTATGTAATCGAACAGTAAGCAAGGAGGTATAAACGTTATGTCTTACATGAAAACCACTACTTACACTTCTGGTGTAAATATTTTAGCAAGTGAAGTCGGACTTGTGTTAAAAACTTTTGAGGGAACACAAGCAATGGCAACACAGGTAGATGATAAGAAGATCATCAAGGCAGGAACTGTGGTTCCAACAAATAACGCTTCTGCGAAGGGAATTGTGTTTGAGGATGTTGATATTACAGATGACGAAAAGAAGCCTATTTCTGTAATTATTGCAGGCCGTGTTATTAAGGCAAATTTGCCTGTTGCAGTAGATACCAATGCCGAAACCGCACTTAAAGCAAGCGGCATTTACTTTGATTAAATTACGGAGGTAAGAACAGTATGCCTAGTGTATTAACAATGATTACAGATAAGGATAGACTGGACTTTTCACAGAACTATTCTATAGCAAGAAATTATGTAGGTGATCGACTTTTCCCTGATATCAAGACCGAGAACCTTGAAGCAGAGTACGAAAGACTTTCCGAGGGAATGGATCTTCCTACCGCAGCAATGGTACACGCATTTGATACCGAGGCTGCTATTGGTGTAAGACCTGGATTCGAAAAAGTAAGCGTAGAAAAGCTGCTGATCAAGGAAAAAATCAACCAGTCTGAAAGATTACGCCAGTTGCTGAATCATGGCGTAAGAGAAAGCAACCTGATTGACTATGTATATGACGATATGGGTCGGCTTTCTGATTCTGTTAAGACAAGAACTGAAATCGCAAAAATGGAGGTTATGTCTACTGGTAAGATGACTATTAACGAAAATGGTCTCAATTTTGCTATTGACTTCAAAGTAAATAAGTTCAAGGCACTGAAAGGCTGGGAAGATCCTACCCATGATATCCTTGGAGATATTGCAGACATGGTTCAGATGGCTCTTGACAAAGGATATGTTGTCAATACTGCACTGACTTCTACCAAAATGCGCTCTTATATGCTTAAGAATGAAGGAATCATGAAAGCTATTAAGGGAGTTAATTTCGTTGGAATGGCAATTACTCCGGCAGAAGTGGCAAATCTGTTACTTAGCCTGTATGGTCTGAATATGGTAATTGATGATGATATGTACGGAATTGCCAACAAGGAAAATACAACGAGAACTCCCAAGAGATTTTTACCGGATAATGTATTTACTCTTTATGTATCTACTGGAAACGGAAAGATTGGTACTGGACTTTGGGGCGTAACTCCGGAAGAAGAAAAGGCAAGTGCATTTACAAGCCTGTCCCAAAAGCAATTCATTACTATTTCCCAGTGGGCAACTCCTGATCCGGTTGCTGAGTGGACTAAGGCTAGTGGCGTGTTTATCCCTGTAATTCCTAACCCTTATGGAATCGTAATCGGTACTTTAACCGAAGGAGAAAGCGGTTTGGATACATTGGTAGTGAACAGCACTGCAAGCCAAACAACTAATGGATACACGAAAGTAAGCGTTTCCCCTGCAAAAAGCGGTGACAATTCTTACAAATACAAGGTAGCAGATGATTGTAAATTACCTTCTTATCTTGGAAATGTAAAGACGTATGCTACTTGGGACGGCATTTCTGAAATTGAAGCAATAACCGGCAAGGAAATTATGATTATCGAGTGTGATCCTAATTACAGAGCAGTAAAAGCAGGTATTACTACGGTAACTGCAAAGGATGAATAAGAGGTAACACATGGCAGAATATACGACTTTGGAGCAAGTAAAAATCCGTCTGAAACAATTTCATATTGATTCTAAAAGTGATTCTGAAAGCTCCGAGGTCGTGTTTGACCATTTGGAAGAAAATCCTCTTTTGGAACAACTTATCAGTCAAGCAGAAGCAGACATCAGAGCAAAGAGAATGTACCCGGAAAGTTACACGGAAGAGAAGATTGCTGCGGATATGAAAAAATTTCAGTCCGTGGTGGTTAATCTTGTCGTGTATGACAGATCGCAAGCCGGTGAAAACTTCATGGCAAGCTATTCAGAGAATGGAGTGTCAAGAACATGGAGAGACCGTGAGGATCTGTTTGTTGGCGTATTTCCATTTGCGAAAGTTTTATAACCCCATCGAAATCGAGGGGTTTAGAAGATTGTGCGTGACCATGTTACTGATTCCAGTAATAAGGTTGCAGGCGGCACACTTTAAGGGTGGTGGGCGGTGTGCCAACAAACAAGGAAGGCGGTATATGATGTGACTATAGAGTTATCTACAGCAATCATTATAAGCGTGTTATCACTCGGTTTTTCCGTCTACATTGGTCTGAAAAACAGCAAAAGAACAGACACAAAGGATATTGAGGAACGTGTGAAAGAAAACACACGCATCAACATGAAACTGGACACCATCCTTGATACTATCAATGAAATGAAAAGCGAGCGTTCAGAGATGAAGAAAGAGCTTGCAGAGCATGAACAGAAGCTGACAAAGGTTGAAGCCAGTACGGCATCTGCACATCATAGACTTGATGGAATTGAGGAAAGACTTAACATTAAAGAGAACGGAGGTAAGGAATGATGGATTTTTCACAGGTAGGAACTTGTGTTGCAATCGTGGTTATCTGCTATCTTGCCGGTATTGGAGCGAAGCTTATTCCGGTTATTAAGGATAACTACATCCCGGTTGTTGTAGGCATTGTCGGTGGTATTCTCGGAGTAGTAGGAATGTATGTTATTCCGGATTTCCCGGCAAATGATGTGCTGAATGCGATTGCTGTCGGAATTGTTTCCGGTTTGGCAAGCACTGGTGTAAATCAGATTTACAAGCAGGTGAAGAAAGATGCTTGACATTAACAAGCAGGACATGAAGTACTCACGGCAGGGAGAGAAAGTCACGATTTATGACCGGGACGAAAACGGAGCAATAAAGTACATCGAGATGGACGGAGAAAGGATTCCAGTGGTTTTGAGAGAAACTACTGGATATTCTGAACCCGTCCTTTTTTCTGCCAACATCAGTAATAAGCTGTCGGAAGTACTGGTAAAAGAATTTGGTATTGATGATTCCAGTTCGTATTGTCAGATTGTGACCGACAAGGGCTATTTGCCGATTAAGGCAGGGGATGTTATCTGGAAGAAGTCAGAAGTAGGTCGTGACGATGACGGACTTGTGGACAGCAAGACTGCGGACTATGTTGTCAAAGGCGTTGCAGATGAGGGACTGACAGCAGATTTGTTTTTGTTGCAAAAGACGGTGAAGTGATATGGGAAAGACAATCAACATTAACCTGTTTGACCCAAAGTCCATACAAGCGGCTGTAAAGGCTCTTAGAGACTATGAAAATAGTTTAGAGTATAAATGTAGGATACTGGCTGAGACACTGGCAGAAAAGGGTGTAGAGATTGCTAGAGTGCAGATTGCTGACCTTGATGCTATCTTTAATCAAGAACTTTTACGGAGCATTCATGCAGAGTATGTTGGTTCTGTAAAAGGTGTCGGTGTTTGGGCGGTTGTCGCAGGTACAGACCATGCGCTTTTTGTGGAGTTTGGCACAGGTCAGATGGGGGCAGAAAACCCTTATCCGTATGATTTGCCGGAAGGTGTTACATGGAAATACAACTCCGGTAAAACAATTCGTCAAGCATTACAAGACATTGAAGTGCATGGAAACACTTATGTGAAAGCCGGAGAATACTACTGGAGTTATATAGGAGATGACCGAAAACTTCATATAACAAAAGGTATGCCGTCAAGACCATTTATGTACATGACTGCAATAGAACTTCGTGATATTGTATCACAGACAGCAAAGGTGGTGTTTGGTAGTGGATAATGAATATCAGTGGGTATCAGACTTCAAAGTCAAGATTGCATCATACTTAAAAATGAAGATACCACAGAGCCATCCTAAAGCTTATGTGACGGACAAAAGTAAGGATTTGTCAGACCCTACATTCCCTACGGTGTACTTTCATGCTATGCCGTTCACAGAGACAGGACAAGACCTTGAAGCACGTTCTGTTAATGGAATCACAGCATCATACCAGGTGGATGTGATAACCAACAAAAGTCAGGAAGAAGCCGAAGCTATCATGGCTACGGTTGCCGGACTTTTCAAACGTCTGCGATTTCAAATAACTTCCATGCCAGAGTTCAATAATACTTCGCAGGACACATACAGAAGCACTGCACGGTTCAGAAGAAGTGTAGATGCTGATGATATATTGTAACTATTGTCAGAGCCGAAAGGCTCTATTTTTTATGCAAAATTGGAGGTAAATATGGCTACTGGTTTAAAATCAAGAATTGCCTATAAAGAGCCTAGTTCTAGTGCTGCTACTGGTGAGTACTGGGCAGGAACTTACAAACTGCTTATTAGAGCAAAAAGTATTCCTTCACCGTTCGGAAGTCAGAACATGGTGGATACTTCTACACTGGAAGATTTGGTAGAGACGCAGGAAATGGGTCGTAGAGCCGCTAACAGTATGGAAGTGCAAGGAGCATTTGAGAAAAAGTACAAGGATGAAATGGTGACAAACGAGGGAAAGAAACTCGATTTTATCATCCTGTATGGAACTGACGGAAAAGGTTCAGAGGGTATTTGTGCATTTATCGGTCAGGAAAGTTTTGCACCGGACGAAGCAACAGACGATCATCTGACCGGAACTGCTACGATTGCACAGGCTACTGTACCGAAGTGGATTGAAGATAATTACACTGTTGCAGTAACCGAAGACGAAAACGGTTATCCCACAGCAATTACACTGACAAAAAAATAGAAAGTCAGTCAGAAACAAATAACACTGCCGTGGCTGACTTTGATGAAGCGGTAGACGAAACATTGATTTAGCAAAAAGAGAGCCGTCTTCGGGCGGCTCCTTTCCAACAAATGTTGGGGAAAGGATATGTTTTTATGAAGAAGATTTTAGTTAATGATGTTGAATATACTTTAGAGTTTGGATTCGGTGCTGTGGAGTGCAAGGATTTGATTCAAAAGATGTTTCTTATGCTTTCCGGTGGCTATGTAGCTAAAAAGGCAAAAAATGTACAGAATCCCACGCCAGAAGAAATTGTAGATGGTAGCGGATATATGCTTGCAGAATTTCCTCATGTATGCAAAACGGCTTTTTATGCTGGTCTTATCGAAAACCATGAAGGTATTACACCGGATGAATCCAATGCTTTAATGAAAGAATACATGAAAGCAAACGGCCTTTCTTTTGTGAAGCTGTATGGAGAACTGACAGATTGTATGGAAGAAGACGGTTTTTTCGAACTGTCGGGTCTGACGGAAATGATGACGCAGACCAAGGAAGAGATGGAGAAAGAGGACAGCAAGGTAACGAAGATGCCACAGGATCACAAGAAGAAATCGACTGGCACAAAATAATATGGGAAGAATATTTTCCATTTGCTTTTTCCATGGGAATTTCGATAGAAGAGTTCAAACATCTGAATCCTAAAAAATTAGAGTGGTGTTACAAAGGATATAAACTCAAAAAAGAGGAAGAAGATAGGAATTCATGGCAACGGTGTGGAGATTATGGAATATCTGCATTAATATTTGCAATAGACCATTGCTTAAATGGAGACAAAGCAAGAACTACTTATGTTGAAAAGCCTATTTCAGAAAAGATAGCACATGATAATGAGCCTAAATATAAAGAATCCAACGAAGAAATTGCAATATGGGAAATGAAACAGAGAATCAAAGCATTAAGAGAACAAGGATTACCGGAAAGTCCGGATTAAGGAGAAATAAACATGAGCTTAACAGGAATTGATGTGTCCTCATACCAGGGGACGATTAACTGGTTGGCGGTAAAACAGAACGGTATTGATTTTGCTATTCTGAAAGTCATCCGTAAGGATTTGAACCCGGACAAGAAGTTTGAAGAGAACTGGAAAGGTTGTAAAGAGCACAATGTCCATGTGCACGGAGTATATGAATACGGATATATTACAACGGTTGCAAAATCACGATCTGATGCAAGAAGAGTGCTTACTATTCTTAACGGTAGAAAAGTGACAGTATATCTTGATGTTGAAGATGCCGTTATGAAAGGTCTTGGCAAAAATATTATTTCCATTATCAATGCTTACGGCAAGGTTATTACTGATGCAGGATTGCAGTTCGGTGTGTACACTGGGGAAAGTTTTTACAAGACATACATTAAGCCTTATGGCGGTGTGAGTTATCCCATGTGGATCGCACGGTACGGCAAGAATAACGGCAAGTGTAATGTGAAGTATCAACCGCAAGTACCGAACATGGTAGGCTGGCAGTATACTTCTAAAGGTCGTGTAGGCGGCATTGTAGGCAATGTAGACATGAATGTATGGTACAAGGAGTTAGATGCCGTATATGAGGATTCTACAAGCTATAGAAACCCTTATACAGAGCCGGAAAGACTTCTTTATTACAAGCGTCTGGCAATGATGAAGGGAAATGATGTCAAGTGGGTGCAGTACGAACTTGTAAGGAAAGGCTTTATGCCGTCTGTAAATGCGAAAGGTAAGACGAACATTGACGGATATTTTGGAAAAACCACTTCTGATGCAGTAAAAGCATTCCAAAAGAGTGTTGGAATCACTGTAGATGGAAAAGTCGGTGCGGTTACAAGGGCATATCTCAAAAAGTAATTTTAGGAGCGGTAGGTGTCACAGCTTACCGCTCTTTTTCTTGGAAGTGGCAGACACTTCCTTTTTTATTTCGGTAAAGGCGGTGCAGTATGGCAGATATTGATAATCTTCAAATAAAAATCAGTGCGGATGCGAACAAAGCAACTAATGCGCTGAATAAACTTGCATCAAGTCTTACGAATTTTCAGAGAAGCTTGTCTATTGATACATCCAAACTGACAAGCATTTCTAATAGCATACAGAGTATCGCAAATGCCGCCAGTTCCATGAATACGAGCGGTATTAAGAATATCTCCACATTGACAAATTCCATTAACAGAATGGGGAAAATAGATACAAGCGGATTAAGCAGGATTTCATCTGCACTGAAGACTTTTTCTGCTGACATGGCAGGAACTAAAGTAGATGGAGTAGGGGATATTGCTAGCATAGCATCTTCGATTTCAAGACTTGGTGGTGTGGCATCCGGCAGAGCAATCACGAACATTCCTTTACTGGCAAAGAATTTGAAGCAGTTATTTACAACTCTTTCAACCGTTCCAAATGTCAGTGAGAACATTATCCGAATGACAAACGCACTGGCAGGACTGGCATCTACCGGTGCAGCATCCGGGAGAGCCGCAAACTCTTTAGGACGTAATCTGAACACCTATACGGTAAGCGCAAGAAGAGCCACGAAAAGCACATTTAGCCTTGCTGCGGCTTTCGGCAGATTCTACGCAACATATTTCCTTGTGATCCGTGGAATTAAAAGTCTGTGGAAGTCCATAGAGGGAACTACGGACTATATCGAAGCATTTAACTACTACACGGTAGCATTTAACAAAGTAGGCAAGGAATGGGGCAAGGATTTTGAAAAATTCGGTTACGACAACGCAGAGGATTATGCGCAGAGTTTTGGAAGCCGTGTAAATGAACTGCTTGGTAAAATGTCCGGTCTGAAAGTAGATGTAGATGGTGGATTGATTTCTGAAAGCGGAATGAAGAACCTGGGACTGAATTTACAGGAGATTACGCAGTACGCTTCACAACTTGCATCTATTACCAACTCTTTAGGGCAGACCGGAGAAGTTACTACGGCAATTTCAAAGTCCATGACAATGCTTGCCGGGGATATTTCCTCTCTGTTTAACGTGGATTACAGTACAGTTGCAACAAACTTACAGTCCGGTTTGATTGGTCAGTCAAGAGCACTGTATAAGTATGGTATTGATATCACGAATGCCACACTGCAGACTTATGCTTACAGATACGGCATTGAAAAGGTTGTATCTGAAATGTCACAGGCAGAGAAACAGCAGTTGCGTCTACTGGCAATCTTAGACCAATCCAAAGTATCATGGGGAGACTTGGCGAATACAATTAATTCTCCAAGTAACATGATTCGTCAGTTTACCAACAACGTAAAAGAAGCCGGCATGGTACTGGGTCAGTTGTTTATTCCGGTATTGCAGAAAGTACTTCCTGTTATTAATGGTGTGGTAATTGCGATTAAGAGACTGCTTGTCAGTGTGGCAAATTTACTGGGAATCAAGATTGACTTTTCGTCATTCGGTCAAAGTGTATCCGGGTACAATGAAGAGTTGGAAGACACGGCAGATGCACTGGATAAAGTTGGTACAAGTGCAAAAAATGCAAAGAGCGGAGTACGTGAATTTGACAAACTGAAAGTTATTTCAACTCCAAAATCCAGTGGTTCCGGAAGTGGCGCTGGTGGAACAGGAATTGACCTTACCAAGGAAATCATGGATGCTACTGCAGAGTACGAAAAAGTATGGCAGGAAGCATTTGACAAGATGCAGAATACAGCTCTTGGCTGGGCTGATAAGATAGAAAAACTTCTTGAACCTGTGAAAAAGTTGTTCAAGGATTTTTTCAATGGTGATTTCTTCGAAGCAGGACAAGATTTATCCGGTATTGTCACAGGGATATTTAACTGGATGTCCGATGCTATTGCATCTGTAGACTGGTATCAGATTGGGCAAAACATAGGACAGTTTCTTGCTGGTATTGACTGGACTGCTGTATTTACATCTGCCGGAAATTTCATAAAAACTGCCATAGATGCAGCAATCGACCTATGGAAAGGAAGTTTTGATGCTGCACCGATCGAAACCACGATTATTACAGCAATAGGACTTTTAAAATTTACTGGTGTTGGAGATATCATATGGGGGAAAATATCGGACAAGCTATCAGCCAAAGTACTTGGATCAAGTATAGGAATAGTTCCGACAATTGCAATAGCTGCTGTTACTTGGGAGATTGGATTTAATGTAGGAAAATCTTTAGGGAAAGCATTGTTCCCAGAAGACGCAGAGTACTACGACAATTTTACGTGGTTTGGTGAAAATGGTTTTTTTGATACATTAAAAAATACTGATTTTACCACATTAAAAACTGCGTGGGATGATTTATACAAAGATATAACAGATAATGATTTGTATAGATTCTTGACAGGAACAATGTTGCTTCCAAAACATAGCACTCTTGATGATTTTGGAGATAAAATTGATTGGCTAATTGATAAAATAAAAAATACAAAAGTAGATATGTCAGATACTTTTGGTCTGTCATCTGCACTTATCAATATAGCACCACTTGTTGGAAACTGGTTTAATGAAAATGTATCTCCTTGGTTCACAAAGGAAAAGTGGCAAGGAATGGGTCAAACTATAGAGTCATCACTTTCTGAAAAATGGACTTCTTTTACAACATGGTGGAACCAAACAGGATTTTCAAGTTGGTGGAAAAAAATTTCAGAGCAGTTTGGACTAACAAAATGGAATAAATTGCTTGAAAACATTCCAACGGCGTTTAGAACAGCATTTAAAACAGCAGCTAATGTTGCAATAGCTCCTTTGAACCTTGTAATAAGTGGAATAGAAACCATGATAAACAATGCCATAGACCTTATTAATGGTTTGATGTCTGCAGCAAGGTTAATACCTAAAATTGGTGACGCAGTTCCGAATAATATACAACACATTAGTGTTGGAAGAATACCTACATTTGAAAAAGGTGGTTACGTTCCAAGCCGATATACGATGTTCATGGCAGGAGAGAACGGTGTTCCAGAGATTGCCGGAACAGTAGGTGGAAAAACAGCGGTTGCCGGTGGAGTTGAAATCACTGGAATCAAAGATGCCATCAATTCCACGGCACAACAGGAAATTGCACTTCTGAGACAGAATAATCAGCTACTGCAAGGAATCCTTGAAAAAGAGTTTGGAATAACAACAGATCAAATTGGAATTGCCGCAAGACAATACGGTCAAGAGCAATTTAACCAAAAACACAAGAATGTATATGTATTTTAACACAGACAGCACTCTGGATGGGTGCTGTCTATTTTTATGCAATAAGGCGGTGGGCGTATGTCAGCATATCAAGGATGGCTTTTAAAAATTGGAGATTACGTTATTGACCAGTCAAGATTTATAGCCGCTGAAAGTTATCAGCCAGCTGTAAATATGCAAGATGTAGACCCGTGGACTGATGCAAATGGATACGTACATAGAAATGCTGTGGAGCTAAAAGCATTAAGTGTTGATTTTTCCACGCCTGCGATGCTGACGGATGACGATTTGCAAGAGTTACTGTCCGGAATACGAAGCAACTTTATTGATGCAACGGGACAGGGATGTTATATCACGGCATACATTCCATTTTTAGGTCAATATGTCACACAATATGGATATATGGCTGATATAAAGCCTACAATCTACGGAACTTATGACGGAGAGATTAAATACAATCAGATAGAATTTTCATTTGTCGGAGGTGTAGCGAATGAGTAACTATACCTATGCGGATTTGTTTGATAAAAGTGCATCCAAAAAGGAAATCACGATTGAAACAGAGGACAAGTCTGTAAAAATCACCAACAGCGAAATACATTTTGAACAGTTTGAATTAAAAGAAATACTATGTGATGATGATTACCTTACATTTGGACAGTGCAATGCATCACAGTTAAAATTCAAAATTTCCAACGTGTTCACAAGCATGATTGGGAAACAGATAAATGTTTCTTCTGTGATTAATGGACATACTGAAACACCGTTTGTTTTCGGAAAATACCGTGTCATTTCCGATAAACCAACAGATGATAAGCGTTACCGAAATGTGACCGCTTATGACGCAATATACGACATTGGAGAAGCGGAAGTATCTTCATGGTATAACGGATTAAAGTTTCCTCTGACCTTAAAGCAGTTCAGAGACAGTTTTTTTTCACATTTTGGCGTTGAGCAAGTAGCAGCCACATTACCTAATGACAGAATGGAAGTGGCAGAAACAATCAAACCAAGTGAGTTGTCTGGCCAGACGGTCATGGAAGCAATCTGCTCAATAAATGGATGCTTTGGCCACATTAACCATGATGGAAAATTTGAATATGTTTTCCTTAAAGAAATAATATCCGGTTTATATCCACAGAAAGGATTATATCCACAGAAAGGATTATACCCTAGAAAAGGTTCTGAAAAAGAAAAGGTTACTGGTGGAAAATACAAAACTGTTAAATATGAAGATTTTGTTTGCCAAAAAGTTACAAAAGTGCAGATAAGAAAATCAGAAAATGATATTGGTGCAGTTTACCCAGATACAGAGATTACCGAGAACGACAACAGTTATATTTTGCAAGATAATTTCCTTGTTTATGGAATGGGTGCAGATGCCCTAGAAACGGTTGCAAGAAATCTGTATGAGGTTATTAAAGTTGTAAAATATAGACCTTATAACTGTGAAAAAATAGGAAATCCTTGTTTGAGCCTTGGAGAAGCAGTCAATGTATATACGGCTAAAGAAATCATAGAAAGCTATGTGTTGAGCAGAACATACAAAGGAATCCAACAACCGACAGACACCATATCAGCAAGCGGAAAATCTCCAAAGTACAGTGAACAGGTAAATGGAATTAACAAAAGTATAATTCAACTCCGTGGAAAAACAAATGAGTTAGAACGTACTGTTGAGGAAACACGATCTGAGATAAAGGATGTTGAAAGTGGACTGGATACAAAGATTACACAAAACGCAGGAAAAATTGAAGCAGAAGCAAAAAGGGCAACAGATACAGAAGTAGAATTGGCAGCGGCAATATCTTTGCAGGCAGACCAAATCAAATTAAAAGTATCAAAAGGTGATGTCAGTTCTCAGTTAAGTGTTGAAAGTGGACAGGTAAGTATTTCTGGAAACCGTTTTGTATTGGAAGCAGATAACTGTAGCATATCAGCAGATGGAACTATAACAGCTAAAAATGCAGTAATGACTGGTAGTTTTAAGTCTATAGGGGAAGACGGAAGTTACACAGAAGTATCATCAGGTGAAATTAAATTTTATAACGAACTATTGCAAAGCACAGGATCTATAAAAGGATTGGGACAATATCTTACTATTGATGCTTCAATGGTAAGTGTAAGCGGAATTTTAGTGGTAGGAAATGGAGCAACATATGATTCACAATATGTAAAAAACATATCAACAACTTCTCAAATATTGGGCAGTAAGACAGTACTGACAAGTGCCACATTAAGTGTCACAAAAAATTATATAAATGGAACCGTATCAGATGTATCTTTGGTAACACAAACAGCCAATGTTGCTGATTATCCTGGACATAATGTTAATTTTATTACAGGAGTTTCATCACTTGGAGGTTTGCTCACTGCAACATCTGGAATTGTCACACTTATGACGTAGGAGATTTATTATGGTAAAAAAAATATTTATTCTTCAAACGATTATTGGAAAAACAATGAAAGAAGTAATGGAAGAAAGGCAAGAAATTCAGCAATATATAGCTTTTACCATTGGAATTTCCACGTTTACGGAAATAAATGCCACATTGTTTAGCACGGAAGATGGCGATGGTTTTGAAGAGTTTATGAAGCAACTTATTGACATGTCGGATACAGTGGTTGCACAGAGCGGATATGAGGTATCTGAACTGTGCAAAAATCTGTATGCATATGCAGAAGAGCAAGGAAAAGAAATCTATGTAAGGGAGAATTGATATGGCAGCAAACTTTGAGATTAAGAAATTAAAAAGCAACCTTGTGACAGTATTAAATCAAACACCGTTGCCTATCGAGGTGAAAAGGCTTGTACTGTATGAAGTGTATTCGGAGACTAAACAGTTATCAGATATGCAGATTATGAAAGAGGAAAGCGAGGTATCTGCAGATGGCGTTGAATAAGGTTTATACCAGAATTAACTGGGAAAATTACCCCAGTGAAAACACAGACATTGATGAAATAAATCTTAATAAAATGGATTCTGCCATTGATGCGTTGGACAACCGTATCATATTACAGGATGCCTTAAAAGTAGACAAGTCTGCAATAAACGGAAATATTGCAGACTGGACTATGGATGAAACAACCGGTGTTATTACTATTACAAAGTACAATGGTGAAAAAGTAATTTTTGACCTTAATATTGAAAAAATACCTGTCGAATTTTCCATGTCTGATGACGGAATCATTACCATGACTACAGAAGATGGAACACAGTTTACAGCTGATATTGGTTCTATGATTCCGGTGTTGACATTTGAAGATTCTGCAACCATAGCTGTTTCCGTGACTGGTACTGGAAAGAATAAGACTTATTCTTTTTCAATCAAAACAGGATCAGTAACAGATGATATGCTGCAGCCTAATTATTTAGCAGATATTAGAGTAGAATCCGCAAATGCATCTGCTTATGCTCAATCCGCAAATGCAAAATCTGTATTGGCTGAATCTTATGCCATAGGTGGAACCGGAACAAGAGAAGGAGAAGATACCGATAACGCAAAGTATTATATGGAGCAGGCAAAACTGCAAACAGGCGGTATACCTACAAAAGTCAGCGAATTAGAAAATGATGTTGGATACATTACAAAATCAGTTTCTAATTTGACAAATTACTATGACAAAACCGATGTTGATAAAAAAATAGATGAAATTCCAAAAACAGATTTGACAAACTATTTGACCAAAACTGGTGATGGTAGTAATTTGACTGCGGCGTTTGAAGAAGCAACAACTTTAGATGAATTAACGACAGGAGAAAAGTTATCATCTATTTTGGGAAAAATTAAACTGGCTGTAAAAAACCTTAAATCACTTATAAGCCTTATCGGAACTACCGATATTTCGACTATTGGTGACGGTACTATCACTGGGGGATTAAGTGATGTAAATGGGAAGTTAGAGACTAAAGAAGAATTTGTCAATGAAGGCACTATTGTTTCTAAAACCGGTAACCATGTGACATTGAATGGATCACAATATATTCAGAGTGTTACATACACGATCCCAGGTTGGGGAACTTTAAAAATAGGTACAATGTCCAAGCAATATGTTCCATCAAGAGCATTGGTTTTTTACACTCAGGTTAGGAATTCTGATACATCGAGAATCTATTACATCGGCATTATTATAAGTATCAATGGAGATATTTTATTATATAATGCTGCGTCTGATGTGGAAATCACATTCTCGCAGATTGGTTTTTCATTTGGCTGGGACGTGTAAATTTTAATTTTTACGGCAAATAAATTCTATAGTAGCCTGTTCGGTGACTGCACGTGAGGATATTGTAATAACTCCAACATAGTTGCTGTTATTGTCATAATTACAAAATATTAGATCCGCATGTGGGAAATTAGTGTATCCGTTTACTGCAATTACAGTGTATCCATCAGGTATTTCTGGTGCATTAAAATATCCAATTTTTAGGGTTGTATCAAAATCAACAGTTGGATCAATTTTAATAATTTTTAATTCTAACTTGCCATTTACAGAAGCAGTCATAAAAAATATTTGCGAAATAACAACAAAAAAGAGCATGGTGTAAAAGCCATGCTCTTAATCTATTTATCTGATTCCCCAGTCACCGTCATTGTTGACAAAACCAACCACATATCCTATCATGTCATCAATAAGATTTTCCGGGAGTATGCTGTTCGGAGACATAAGCGGAACATATCTCCATTTTTTTACACCGTCTTCAATTATATGTGTTTTCACGACAATATATATCCCACCATTACTGGTCACAATACATCGTTCACCGTCTTGCGGTTCACGATCCGCAGCAAGGAGAATAATTTCCCCAGGCAGATAAAACGGCATATAGTAGTCGCACGGAATTTTCACACCGATATAAGCCTTGGATTTTATGTCTTCCGGCAAACTGTCTATGCACATGGGTTCCACAGCATTTGTGGTTGCGATAATTCCATTCATAAGTTGTGGATTAAGGACAGAAATATACTTGTGCGATTTTTCAAGACTGAAATAGATTTTAGCTTGGTGACGTATGAAGTAACGGATAAGGTACAGAGAGTGTTCCGGCAGACTGCGGCATATCTTGACAGATTCCAACATCTTATCTTCCATAGTGCCGCAACCTACCAGTTCGTCTACACTGATTCCAAAGGCTCTAGCAAGCGCAACAGCGGTAGATAGCTTCGTGTCGTTAGAATTACCGTATAGTAGTGAATTAAGCGTAGAATAAGGCAAATTAGCTTCATCAGCAAGCTTGTAAACCGTCATGTCCGGCTCATTGAGAAATTCATGGAGATTCCCACGAAAACTTAACATATAATTTACACGGTTGACTGATAGATGTGTCGATATTTCTTTGATTCGGTCTTTTTTCATCATGTTTATTGTCCCCCTTTCACATGATACACTTGTAACATCCCTTGTTTCAAGGGACTTCAAGTTCTGGCGAGGGCGGTGTTTATTGGCGTTTTCACCGTCCTCTTTTGTTGATATTTTACAACAATAAAAAACGTGAGTCAAATATATTGATTGTTAAGAACGTATGTTCTATAATGTAATGTATCGCTACTTTAGATTCTGCGGAGAATTAAGGGGAGAGGGGTGTGGTTACGATGAACGAAAGCAATGAATTTTACAGAGAGGAAATTGCAAGGATACTATCTGGAATAGAAGACAATGACATATTGAAATATGTGTATGTCATTGTCTCCGATATAGAGGGGGAAAAATGAAAAATCGAAAAAAAATAAATTGGGCGTTAATAATTTTGATTTACTTTTTAGGATTATTAACAAATTATTTCTTAAGATAGACCTAATATTTTCTTTAAATATTCTGTAAATATTGGAGAGCATAATCCCATAAAGTACACTAAAACGTAAACAAGTTTTGGACCTATATAATCAATAATTTTTTTAAAAGGACTTATGTAATTATGCTCTTTACTTTTTACTATATGTATGTCTTCTAATGAATTTATTTTTATATATTTCATTTCTTCTAGTTCATTTATGTAATCAATAAAATCATCTATGGAAGAATCACCATAATCTTTTGAAATCCTACCTAATACAACATTGTTGTCTTTATTTTTTATTGATATTAAATAGCCAAAAAAATCATTAGAATCTTTTATTTTTCTCTTCATTCCGCACCTCCGATTATCATTTTAAATGCGGAAAATGCAGTACTTCTTTTTTGCTCCGAAAGATTGTAGTACTTAATCAATAAATCTTCCATATCTGGATCGTTTCTTAAAAAAGAAACTAATCTAGCATATTTTGCTGAATATTTTTCTCCATCTTCTTTACCGGTCAACAAAAATTCAATAGAAACTCCTAAAAAATTTGCAATTACTTCTATACGGTCATCCGGAATAACTCCCTTTTTTAAACTTCTTATATATCCATTACTAAATCCGCAAGAAGTCTCTAATTTAGAAATGGCTATTCTCCTTTCTTTACATATAGATTTTACTCTTTCTACTGTAGTCATAGTGTCCTCCCAAAAATTTAGATGATACTCTAAAAATATGCTTGACAAAATAGAGAACACTCTATATAATAAATTTAGGATTTAGAGGAAAGCCTAAATTTAAAAATGTTCTCTGTGGTTTCTTGGCAGTTACTATATTAGAACATTCTCTAAATTTTGTCAAGTTTTTCTCTAAATTCCTAAATCAAGAGAAAGGAAGTGATAGATTGAATTGTTACGACAGAATCAAGGAAATTTGTGATAAGAAAGGAACAAATATTTATCAAGTGGAGCAGAAAGCCGGATTGAGCAATGGAATTATCCGAAAGTGGAATGAATCTGCTCCGCAAGTTGACAATTTAAAGGCTGTTGCAAAAGTCCTTGGAGTAAAAGTAGACGAGTTACTGGAATAGGGAGGTAAAAACATGGAAAAACAGAGATATGTGGTATTAGACAAAAATGGTAAAGCAAATATAGTTCAGAAAGCTGATTCACGTTTTGTTGGAATTGACGAGATGGCACAGCACATTGCCATGAATGTTATTGATGACTACAAAAGCATTATAGATGGCGATAAGAAAATCGAAGAAACAAATATTGATTTGTCTATCAAAGTACTTACCGCCATTTCGCCTTTTAGGAACGGCTCTGGATTTGGAAAGGATTGCTAATTGCTTCGGCTTTTGCTAATTGTGGTTTTTCTTCCGGCAAAGAATTGACGATTTCTGAATAGTATTGGTCGTACAGGTTCTTAAAATCATCAAAATTTCCGGTATATCCACAGATTTTAGCAATAGCGTAAGCGGATGCGTATTCTTTGGAATCCAATGTAATTCACCTCCTTATATCAGAATAAGGAGAGTATACCACAAATAGGGAGTTAATTGAATGAGTGAAAAAGAAAAAATGGCAGAGGAATTTGCCGAGAGAGGTGAGAAGAGTGAAAACATCAAAAATTGAGATTCACCAGTGTGACGGTGAAGAGGGAGTTTTTACAGAAGTACTCATTGACGGTCACAAAATCAACGGTGTGAGAAGCTTCACACTAAAACAAGGGGTTGGGGATGACGTGCCTACTCTGACACTTGACCTTAATGCACTTAATCTTGCAACGGATATGAAAGTGTTGCGGATTATGCAGGAGGGGTTAGGAGAAATCGAAAGCATAAAGTTTAGGAGCAGAGAAATTCCTATCAGCTTTTCGAAAGAATAGGCTCCCATATTTCAGAGAGCCATTCCATTACTTGTTGATGTTTTTGAGAATTGAGCATTGGTTAGGATGGTCGCAACATCCAGTCAAACCTGCATAAATACAATTCAATCTTCCATTTATGGTTTTTCTACTTAAATCCTCTTTAGAGGTTGCATTTATGGAAGAAAATTCAACAGAGTAATTTTTATTTTGCTTATCGCAAAAACCATTGTATACCAAATTACCACCTCCTTTATAGGAGAGTATACCACAGAAAGGAGAACAATGAACGAATTACAAATTTTTAATAATGAAGAATTTGGAACAATCAGAACAGCAGAAATCAACGGTAAGCCTTACTTTGTGGCTTCTGATGTTGCAACAGCACTTGGATATGCAAACCCCAGAAAGGCAGTCATAGACCACTGTAAGGGAGTAACGAAACGTGACACCCCTACATCTGGTGGTAAACAAGAGTTGTCATACATAAATGAGGGTGACGTTTACCGCCTTATTATGAGATCGAAGTTGCCATCAGCGGAGAAATTTGAATCGTGGGTTGTGGATGAAGTGATCCCGTCCATCAGAAAGAATGGTGGGTACATAGCAAACCAAGAAAATTTGACACCGGAGCAGATTGTAGCGAATGCACTTATCGTAGCACAGAACATTATTTCGCAGAAAGATAAGCAAATCGAAGAAATGCGACCGAAAGCAGATTTCTTTGATGCAGTTGCAGACAGTAAGACTGCAATTTCCATGAATGAGGTTTCAAAGGTATTGGGAATCAAAGGACTCGGACGTAACAACCTATTTGAATTTCTTCGTGATAATGCAATCCTGGATAGATGGAATGTGCCATATCAGAAATACATTGATTGCGGATGGTTTCGTGTAATAGAGCAGAAATACACCAAGAATGGAGAGGAGCATATATCTATAAAAACACTTGTTTATCAAAAAGGTGTTGATGCAATCAGAAGAAAAATAGAAGCACAGCGAAGTGCTTAAATGAAAGGAGATATTTCAGTGAATAGCGGAATCTGTAAAAATGTAAGAAAAGCAAATTATGATAGAGGACTTAAATATGGCAACAAAGTACTTCATGGTAGTGATTTAAGGGATTTGGTAGGGCTTACTGTTTCGGATGTAAATTCCAACGCTGACGATGAAGAAGTCGTTGTATGGTTTGAAAGCAATGAACGAAATGTTGCTGTTTACTTAAGGGATGATTGTTTAGATGGACAACACATTGCAATCATTGACCATGCAAATGAAGAGGAAGAATCAAAGCTTCTTCTCAGACCCGTTACGGAAAATGACATAAAAGAATTTTCTTCAATGGTTTTGTATTATACAGATGATGTTTTTGGAGAAAACGATGAAAAGACTGGTGCACACTATGCATACTGCAATTCTTTGGAATTAGAAGAATCAGAATTTTTCAAAGTAAAAAGTCTGTATGTCTTCCAAGATGGAAGAATTTTAACAGAAAGGTAAGCAGTGATATGAGAACAATAATAAAGCTGTTTCTTCCTATTATAATAGCACTCTCCATCACATTTACATCCACGGCACAGACAACCGGCAGTTTTATCTCCGAGGAAGCACAGGAAACGTGTGTAAAGTACGGTGAGGAATACGGCATCTGCCCGGAACTGCTCATGGCAATGATCGAGAAAGAATCTTCCGGCAGACCAGATGTGGAAAGTGGCGGTTGCAAAGGTCTGATGCAGATTTCAGACAGATGGCATAAAGACCGCATGGAGCGTTTGGGAGTGACGGACATCTACTCCGTGGACGGCAATATCCATGTGGGAGCTGACTACTTGTCGGAATTGTTTGAAAAGTACTGTGATGTAGGAATTGTACTCATGGTTTACCACGGAGAGAAGAACGCATTTACAAAGACAGAATTAAGTGATTACGCAGACTGGATATTAACCAGGAGCGCAGAACTGGAAAGGATGAATGGAAAATGACGAACAGAGAGAAGTATGCGGAACAGATTATTGACATGGCACTTGATAGTATAGAGATAGCTGTGGACAAAGAAGGAAAGTTATGTGATTGCAATGTAATACTTTGTTCCGATTGCGCATGGAGTGATAAAAGCAGATGCAGGGAAAGGTTCAAAGAATGGGCAGAGCAGGAATATGTTGAACCACCTGTTGACTGGTCGAAAGTGCCTGTGGACACGAAAGTGTACGTAAGAGATTCCGATAGTGACCCTTGGAAACCTAGATATTTTGCAAAATTTGAAGATGGGAAAATATTTACGTGGGCTAATGGTACTACTTCTTTTACGGCTAAAGGCTTTGATGATGTAACATGGTGGAATCAAGGAAAACTTGCGGAGGACATTGTATGAGTGCCAAAAAGCGGTTTACCGTCAAAGGGTGCATAGGAAAGATATTTTACAGTCCGAAAGAATGGGAAGTTGACCGTGAAACAGCATTCTATTACAGAATTGTAAACCGCAATACCGGGAAGAAAAAATGGTTAAGAAAGGAGTATTTTTATGCAGAAAAGACAAATTATCCCCATCGTCCGTGCGAATGAGATTCTGATTGCAAGACTGTTAGATGCAGGAATCTTGTATATCAGCGAAGAGGACAACATGATCCACGTAACAGAAGACTGAAAGCCGGAGGAATGAGGAAATGGAAAGGAAAATCAGAAAAATCTTGGTAGAACTGGGGCTGAAACAGTACTTGCCGGGATTCCAGTACATCATCGAGGTTGAAACGCTGATGTTTGAGAACCGGAACAGAAGACTTTCTGAAATCTACCGGATTATCGGAGAGAAACACAGCACAAATGAAAAAAGCGTGTATCAGGCGATCAAGTGGGTTGTTGATAAGATGAACCCAACCACAGAGCTATACAAGGAGATCAATGAGACGGACAAGCCGGTATCAATCTATATGTTTGTAAATTCACTGTATTTATATCTTTGGGAGGATAGGAAAAATGAGGATTAAGCACATATTTTTGCAGAATTTCTGCAAATTCTATGGTTCTAACGTAGTGGACACTGATTTATACGACAGGACAGAGGTTTCCGGTGTGAATGAAACCGGTAAGTCCACAATCAAAAGAGCAATTCAGTATATTTTTGGATGCCGTGACGAGAACGGCAGAGAGATCACCGGAATCAGACCGCACGATAAGGACGGCAATGACATTGACGGAGATATTACCGCAGAAGTTACCGTGGAGATTGACGGTACAGACAAGGTTCTGAAAAAAGTATGCCGTCAGAACTTCAATAAGAAAGGCGAGTTTTCCGGCAATGTCACGGATTACTATGTGAATGATATTCCAAAAAAGGCAGCAGATTTTGAAGCATTTTTGGAAGAGAGTGTATGCGGAAAAGATAAGTTTTCACTTTGTATCAATGCCATGACACTTCTGCTGAAAGGTGGCACGGATCAGAGAGCAATTCTTACTGATATGTTTGGTCAGCACAGTAATGATGACATTTGCAATCAGTTTCCGGAGTTTGAAGCATTAAGGACTGTTCTGCAGGATGGCACTGTTGATGAACTGAAAAAGCGTTGCAATACGCAGTTGTACGGCACAAGGGGAAGAAATGGAACCAAGGGCTTGCAGGACTTGTTAGATGAAATTCCAAGCCGAATTGACGAGGTAAGCCGTCAGAGAGTAGATATTGACCTTGCGGATCTGGAACTGAAAAAGAAAGCTTTACTGGATAAGCTGTCAGAGAACATTAAGCAGCAGACAGATACGCAGAACAGTATGAAGTCCTACGATAAGCTTTCTGATGGAATTATTGAGTTAAAAGGTCAGTTGAGTGCATTACAGCAGAAAGAAAATGAAAAACTGGATGCGGACAGAAGAGATAAGCGCACAACACTGAATCAGATTCAGAATGAGCATCAGAAAGAGTTGCTTAAGGCAGATACCATTCGTGAAGAGATCACGGAACTGGAAAAGCGTATCGCACAGTATGAGCAGAAGAGACAGGAATTGAAGAAGAGTTGGGATTTGAATAAAAGCCTTAAATTTGATGAAAACTCTCTGATTTGCTCATACTGTGGACAGGAATATCCGGAAGAGAAAAAAGAGCAGTTAAGAACGGAGTTTGATACGCATAAGGCACATGAATTGGAACTTATTACTAAAGAGGGTTCTTCCTGCGCTGAACATATCAAAGCGGATCAGGAAGAACTGGAGCATAAGCGTGAGGAACTGAAAAAGACCGAGGATGAAGTGGAGCGGTTGGAAAAAGAGATTGCCATTGCCGATAATGCATTAAATTCCATTCCGGCAAGCGTGGATATTTCCAACACAGAAGAATACAAAGCTATCCAGTCACAGATTGCTGAGAAAGAAGCTTCCATGAACAAATTCACTGACATGAATCTTCTCAGAATCCAGTTAAAAGGTGATGAAGAGCAGATCCGCAATGATATTTCTGTGGTTGATAAGTCTTTGGCGAGTGTAAGCATTAACGAGAGTGTGGATAAGCGTATCACAGAACTGGAACAGGAGCGCAAGAACATTGCACAGAAGATTACGGATGTGCAGGCACAGCTTGACCTGTTAAAGAAATTCAGCTGGAAGAAGAACGAACTGTTGGAAGCTGATGTGAACAAGTATCTTTGCTTCTGCACTGTGCGGATGTTCAGACCTCTTGTGAATGGTGACACGGAAGAATGTTGTGACTTTACATACCGTGGAGAGCCTTACAGCCGGAACATGAACCACGGAGCAAGGATTCTGACGGAAATTGACATTTGCAATGCGTTTCAGAAGCGGTGTGGTGTGGAATTGCCTATCATGGTTGACGATACCGAGAGCCTTGACCCTTGGAAGATTCCTGATGTTGACAGTCAGTTGATTATGTTCCGCAGAAGTGATGATGCGGTTTTGAAAGTGGAGGAAGTGAAAAATGGAAAAAGTAATTAAGAGTTACAAAGGGTTCAACAAGGACATGACTTGCCGTGGATTTCAGTACGAAGAAGGCAAGGAGTACGAAGAGGAGACAGCAGATGCCTGCCACAGCGGATTCCATGCTTGTGAATATCCTCTGGATTGCCTTGGTTATTATTCTCCGAACGAATCTGTTTACCATGAAGTGGAGCAGAACGGTGAATTTGACAGAGGTGAAGATGATTCCAAGGTTGCATCCACAAAAATAAAGATTGGTGCGAGATTGGATATTTCTGGACTGGTAAAGGCGGCCATTGATTTTACTATGAGTAGAGTTAAAAAAGAAGCTGAAAGTGATGAAGACTACGGTGCATCCTCTGCCACAGGTGACTACGGTGCATCCTCTGCCACAGGTTACAAAGGTGCATCCTCTGCCACAGGTTACAAAGGTGCATCCTCTGCGACAGGTGACTACGGTGCATCCTCTGCGA